AATTCCGATAACACCATTAGCGTTGAAGTTGGTAGCGACTATTCAAGAAGTCCAAGAAAATCCCAACTATTTGTAAACGAACAAGGGTTAAGCGCCCAAGTCGAGCAGTTTTGGAAATCAATCAAAACCAAGAAGTTATTGGCAATGCGAGTTAACTTTGAGGAAATCGATTGGTACGATGATGAGGTTGATGTTTACGAAACACCAATCATTAAAATTGAACGTGGGTTAAAGCGTGCTAAGGTAACGCACCGCAATCATGGTAGCGTTCCAAAGGATTGGGGTATCACCGCTTATTTCAAGTTTGCCGATACAACAACCAACACGCCAATCCTTGAGGTTGTTGAGAGTTTGTTGGGATATAATTTGTCAACCGATATAAAGGTTGAATTTTGTAAGAAACTTAAACCATTTTTACGCAAGGAAAAATCAGCGTTAAGTTGTTACAATAGCGGTGAAGAAGATTAAATAATTTAGTTTCTCTCTATTTTTATATTTGGAAAGTCCGTACTCGTAATGGGTACGGATTTTTTTTAACAAAATTTTAACATTTTATAATTTGGTGGGTTAAAAAATTGTTATAACTTTGCACCATAATAACCAATTAATTTATTTTATTATGACAATCGAAATTAAAAATTTAGCAAAAGTAATCGAAGAAAAAAAACAAACACTCGATTATCAAAAGTACAAAACCCTTGAAGGGGTATCAAGAAAAGTAAACGATGCTCACGTTAGGGAAATTATGGAAAGTATGGCAATGTATGGGGCGGAAGCAACTACAATTATCATTCTTGAAACCACAGCGTTTGGTGGTCGTAAAATCCGATTTAACGCTGACGGAAATCACAGAAGTGTATCGGGAAGTTCGTTAGGTTTACCATTGGATTTAAAAGTGGTTAAACTAACGGAAGACACGCAAGAAAACGTTAAGCATTTTATTTCGTGCTTAAATAACAAGGTTAAGCGTTGGACAAACCCAATGTATTTGGAAATCTACGTTGCTGGGGAAATTCGAGAGTATGTGAAGTTCAAACAGCTAATGGAAGAAACCAAACTAACCATTACTGACTTGTTGTTTATCTACACAGGTAGCGGTAGCACAAAGGATTTTCAGTTGGGTACTCTTACGTTCAAGAACGAAAAAGAGAGCGACAAGAAACTTGAACAAGTTAAACGTATGTTGGGTTATTTGCCAAAGCACTCGTTCACTCGTCGAGGTGTTTGGGGAATAATGAAAAAGACTGACAACTATAAGAAGTTGGCTACTGAAATTATCAAGTTTGCCAAGGACAAACAAAACGAATTTTCGGCTGACGAAAAAACGTTCAAAGGTCAGTTGTTGGATATATACAACAACACTTTTTCTGAATAAATTTAATTGGTTAAAAATCCGTATCTGTAATGGGTGCGGATTTTTTTTAAAAAAGTTTGTAAAAAGTTTGGTGGTTTAAAAAATTGTTATATCTTTGCAGTACCAAATCATTAAAACCTACAAGTTATGACAACAACAGAATTTGAAATCCGTACACTTGAAGATTCAATCAAAAGAATTTTCTACAAAAAAGAACTTACCCAAGATGATGTTACACTTGCCAATAAATTTATTGCCAAATGGAAACTACTAACAAATTGGGTTGAACGAACTGAATTTCCAATCGTGTTTCCCGAATGCTATATGTTAAGATAACCAACTAAATTATATACCAATTATGAAAAACTTTTTTTTAAAATTATCGTTATTCCTTTGTGGAATTTGTGTTGCACAACCAATGCCACCACAACTATCATTCGTGGAATATACCACAATGAAATATAATGCAAAAGACAAAATTGAACTACCCGCTAAATTTATTCGGGCAGACTTCAACTATGGATTTGAAAACACGCTCGACTTTCACGTTGTAAAGGGCAAGAACAAAAACCTTATTGGGGTTGGATTTTCGACCTATATCGGGAATGATGTTAAGGGTAAATCAATCGGTGCTGACTTCGGTTACAACTATCTTAATTCTTATGAGGTAAGGGATAAAGCGTATTATATATTGTTGGGTAAACAAATTAAACGACTATCGGTTAGTGCCAAGTTGGGGATATATACCGTTGCCGATTATAATAACTATATTCTTTCGGGAAATCCGAATATCTACTATGCCAAAGTCAATACCGATGTTGAGTTTCAGTATGGCGGTCATTTGAGTTGGTCAGCCAATCGGACAACGGGTATTGCGTTGGGTTGGGATAAATTTAACGGGGTTACCATTGGTGTAACAACGTTATTTTAGGGGAGCTTTTCTTTGTAGGAAAAAAAGTTGGGTTAACATTTGGTTAACCCAATTTTATTCTATACCTTTGCAATGTTAAACCAATTAAATTATATATGGAAGCAATAGAAATTATAAAGGACTTAGTTATAAAAGAGAGCGGTGTTGATATAACGCAGAAAACAAGATGCCGAAATGTTATCGAGGTAAGGAGTTTGTTTTATAACGTTGCTAAGACACTTAAGCCAATGGAAAGCTATTCCGCTATTGGTAGAAGTGTTGGAGTTAATCACGCTACTGTATTGCATTCGTTGGGTATGTATGAAGTTTATAGCACATATAACAAAGCATTAAATAATTTAAAGCAATCTATTATAAATCGATATAGAATAGAGCATAAGTACTATGCGGTTCATTCTATTGATGATGAAATAGAATTGTTGGAAAAACGAATTGCTGAATTGAGGGAGTTAAAAAATATTTTAGAAAATGAGAAAAAAAATTTGGTAGTTTAAAAAATTGTTATATCTTTGCATCGTTAAACCAATTAAAGCATTAGAGTTATGGCAGAATACATTGTATTATCCCCTGATGGCATATCCATTGACCGAGAGGAAACATATCCAACACATGAAATTGCCTTGGAAAAAACAAAAGAATGGGCAAAGCAATTTGAAAGACAAGGTTACTATTCAAGTAACAATGGTAGAATACCACTCAATGAATTAATTGACCATTGTAGAATTGTAAGAATAACCGCATAAATTTATTCGGTTACAAAATATTATATCCAGTTTTTTTAGTTCCCTTACGAACCTAAGAAATCCTTGCTTGTCGGCAATGTAGGCCTTACCTTATGCGAAGACAATAGTCTTTGTTAACTAGTGGTTTTAGTGAGGGCAACCTGAGGGTTGATAATAGATATTAGCTAGCAATAAGGTAAAAGACTGACTCAGATAATTCTGAAACTTAATGTACATTATGGTGTTGGGGTGGCTTAAACCACCCCATTACTTTTTTAACAAAATTTTAACACTTTTTTATTTGGTGGGTTAAAAAATTGTTATACATTTGCATCGTTAATCAATTAAATCATTATACAATGGAACAAAACATTTTAAATGCCTTACAAAATCTTGAGGGTGAAATTAAAGCAACAAACTTAACATCGGGGTTATCTTTTGAGTTCGGTGGAGAAGTTAAAATTGAGCGTGGTGCTTTCAGCATGGAAATTAACTTTTACGCAAAACTTTACGAAACCAAACACAAAGGGATAATTTCACTTGATGATTGGGACGTTAATGATACTTATTGCCACAACCTAAACGGATTGCCAATCGACAACATTTCAGCTTTCAAACAAAAGTTGAATGAATGGGGATTGGGAAGTGTGAGTAACAAATTAGACTTTTCAACTCAAGAGCAAAGACAAGCTATTTGTATGGCAATACAACAAAGCGATGATGTTAAACGAGTGTTTGGCAAAAAAGTCAAAGTATGGGACTTGCTTTCAGTTGACGAACAAAAGTTGTTGGACTTGCAATACATTGTTGAAAACTTCAAAAATTGTGGCGACCACTTGAAAAAAGAAGTTGCCAAGCATTATAAGATTGGCGAACAACCTCAAGAAAATCCAACGCTTGACCAATTCCAAGAAAAATTGGCAGAGTTAAGCAAATAATTCTACTCTCTCTATATACCCAAAAAATCGGCACAATCATTTGGTTGTGTCGATTTTTATTCTTATCTTTGCATCGTTAAACCAATTAAATTGAATGACCTATGGCAGAACAAACAAACCCACAAGATGAAAAAGTTGAAATTCCAACTGACTTGTTTTTGGATATGACCTTAACATTTCAAAGACTTGCAAATAAATTTAATTGCAACGATGGGCAATTAGATGAAGTTGATTTGGATTGGGCGTATTTCCACAAATTAGCACGAAGAAGCAAATTTGTTGCCGAAAAAATGGGTGCGAATTTTGAAAGTTAAAAAATTATCCTTATCTTTGCACCACCAATTTAAAATGACAGAATTATGGCAAGATTTATTCTCGATGTTGCAAACCTTATGCCACATCAAATTAAACAACTACAAGATGAAATTTTCGATAAAACACTTGTAAGGAATTGTATTGCAACAATGCACTGCATTGATGAAACCAATAACAATCAATTTCACCAAGATTTTGACGAGGGCGATACCAACGAACTTTCAGCAGAACAAATTGAGAACTTTAAAAAAGTGTGTAACCAATAAATTAAATGACGTATGGAGTTGATACTTGAAGCGATTGAATTAAATCATCCCTCAGCAAATCAAGATAGCACGTATGACGTGTTTTTAAAAGATAAAACAGCAGTAAACAAACCCAAGTTTATTGCAGTAGAAAATAATGGTAGCCAACGCTTAATATTTGAGTTGTCGGGCGACCCCAAACTTATCGCAAAGAACTTTAGAAAACCCATTTTAAAGTATCGGTTAGCAACCGTTACGGACGAAGATAAAGTTAGTCTTGCAGATATTTTTATGTATGGTAAATTTAATTTGTTGGTTGACCATAACCTCGATTAATTTAATTGGTGTGATTATCCCCGCTGAAAAGCGGGGATTTCTTTTTTAAAAAAAGTTGTTAAATAATTTGGTAGTGTAAAATAATTGTTATACATTTGCAGCGTACACTTTTGTGTCATACGCGTGTAACCAATTAAATTAAATCAGTTATGGACTATACTAACGAAAATCTTATTGCATTAGACGATAAATATGGTTTTGAATTTGGTAAGAAGTACAAGGTTGTTTCTGACAATGGCCGTGAATTAGAGTTTGAGAACGGACAACGTTTCTTCAAAGATACTATTCATTTGCATTTTGGCAAGGGGTATCCAGAACTATTTGCGAGAGTAAATTATATTGTTGGTCTTAAAGAAATTGAAAATCATAAAATGTGTATTGAGAATATAAGATTGGATAATAGAATTACCGACAATAAAAAGAAGTTTACCGAAAACGAAAAGTATATTAACCGACTAAAAAAACTTTTATAAAAAAGTTTGGTAGTTTAAAAAATTGTTATACCTTTGCACCAACCAATTAAATTAATACAATTATGGCAAGACAATTTACAGAACGAATAGAATACAAAAACACTCGCTTTGAAAACAAAGCGGGAGTTGAGTTTGACCAAGAGAATTGGAACGAACTTTGGAACAAGGGCATTATGAACAGCAACGATGTTGATAAGGCTGACGATTGGGAAACCACATTCCCGCCAAACAAATGGGGTACAAAGTATTCAAAGTATATGTATTCCCCAAGCCTTGACCGATTGAGAGCGTGTACCTTTGGGGAGTTTTATGGTGGTGGTATTGTTGATTAAATCCGATATATTATGAAACTAATTATATTTGCTTTGTTTGGCGCATTGTTTATCTTTGCGGTGGTTGTTCTTGTCATTATGAATATGGCGTTGAACGTGGATATTTGTGCAAGAGAACACGAAGAAATTTTTTATGACAATGATTTGGATATTTAAAAAATTGTTATATCTTTGCACCGTTAAACCAATTAAATTATATCGTTATGGTAACTAAAGAACAGAAAAAAGAATTTGCGCTATCACAATTAGCACCTTATTTGGCAGACCCAAGCACTTGTGGGTATGATGCAGAAAAGAAAAATTGTGAATACATTACACCCGATGGTCGTATGTGTGTTGCAGGTAAGAATATGTTAGACCCTACGCAAGAAAACATTTGGGGAAACATTGAAGATATATTGTCAGCAAATAACGAGGAACAAGAGGGGATTTTTAAACCCGAAGTTGTAGGAATTTTAAGCAATGAGGATTGGACAGATATGCAAAGTGTTCACGATTGTATTGCGTTAAACCCAACCAATATTGATGAACTTAAAGAACGAATTGACCGATTAGGTTTATTCAGTTATGAGGAACTTGTTGAACGTGCAGAAAGTCTAAAAAAAGTTTAAAATAAATTTGGTGGTGTAAATTATTTGTTATACATTTGCACCACCAATTAAAAACACTAGCATTATGAAAAAAATTAAATGGCACAAATTATTTATTGTTGCATTATTTATTTGGGTTGCCAACTCAATAGCAACAATGAAGCTAAACCGAGTTACAACTATTGGACTTGCAATCCTATTGGCAACCTTGTTTGTGAGTTGCGGTTCAAGTTGTAGAAGTACAAAACGCTATTGGAGAAAACACCGTTGCGTGGAAAACCATAGAGTTATCAAAGACAAAATCCCAACGTACAAGTACAATGGGATTGCAATGAAATAACACAACTATTTCATTAAAGTAAAAACAACGTTTCCCCAGTTTTTTGTGGCGGTGCACCGCCGAGGTTTTATAAGGAAGCAATTAGGGAGTGCGCCAGAGTTGGAGAGCTGGGGCAGACTGTAAATCTGTTGCCTTTGGGCTGAGTAGGTTCGAATCCTACCACTCTCACAAATTATGTTTATTGTTCCTGCTTTACGATAAATTTAATTGGTTAAACTAAATTTTGACAAATTTTCCCCGTAGCAATACGGGGATTTTTTTTTTGCAAAGATATTTGGTAGTGTAAAATAATTGTTATATATTTGCATCAGTTAAACCAATTAATTTATTCAGTTATGACACACGAACAATTATTCAACGCATCAGAGCAACAACTTGCAGACTTTTGCCAAGCCAACATCAACAACAAAATGCAGTTGACCCTCAAAGGGCAAGGCAACTTTCAACACATTTCAGCAGTAGGCTTGAATATCTGTTGTGTGAGTGTTAGAATTATGGGCAAAGATAAGTATTACTACTTTGGTTGCATCAGAGCGCACATATATAATGAACTATTATATAAGTTCGACCACCGACACAAACGCAGTAGAGCGCAATAAATTAAATAACCCACTTGTAAAAAAGTGGGTTTTTTATTTGGTAGTTAAAATAATTGTTATATCTTTGCATCAGTTAAACCAATTAAAGAATTTGAGTTATGTTAAACGCTAAAATTAACCTTGACGAAGTAGTACACCTTATTCCAATTACAGAAGACTTATTCACAAAGTATCGAATAGTGAATGAATTGGCAGGGATGTCTTTAGAAGTTAACCCTTTGTTAAACCCAAAAAAAGAAGAATTAAAAAATATACCAATTATCAATTGGGATAAAGAAGATTTTAAGGATAAAACCCATACAGAAATTGAATTGGTTTTAGCTGAAAAAGAAAAAGAATTTGAAAATTTACTTCAAATCGAAATCGTTAAGGCATTAAACCTAGATTTAAAAGAGGGTTTTAATATCTTTTTTGGCGATTCTTACATTTGCAAAGATAGTGATAACTTTGTTATTCATTATGATGCCGAACTTTGTGAGTTTGACCGAGATGAATATTATGAAGATGTGATTAATGATATATTAGAGTAAATTATAATTGCACCAACCCAATAAATTAAATCAGTTATGAGTGAATTATCCAAACAAACAGAAATAGACGAAGCCGTATTGGTATGGCGAGTGAATACCGCACAATTACTCAAAGAAGTAATGAGCAACAATGAAACCGCAATGCTTTCAAAACCTCTTGTTATATTTGGTAGAATACTGGCAGAAGTGGGAGAGAGAGCCGCTGAATTAAATGACCCTAAATTAAACGCCCTTATGTGTCGTTTGGCGATATATGAAGTTGCTGACCCATATAGCAAAGAATATGACGAAAAACTTACCAACGATACCATTAGAGCCGCTTATAAAAAAAACTGAAAATAATTTGGTAGATTAAATAATTGTTATACCTTTGCACCAATTAACCAATTAAAGTAAACGACTTATGTATTTAACACCTGAACTTAAAGCGTATTACCAAAAAGACTTTATGGAAAACGTATTGCCTTGCACCGATGAAGAATGGGCGTTGCACCCAAGTCTTGTTGATTTGTGTAAACAAATTAATAAAAACCCACACGTTCAAACCATATTTTCACGAAAAGCAAAAAAAGGTGAAGAATGGAGTTATTTGTTTTTTTCAGCCGATGAAGTTGGAGAGAAATTGCTTGAAAAATTAGCCGATAAATTAAATGATAAAAACCTACTTGAAGCGTATTATGTTAATGAGCCGAGAGAGTTCATTAGCGGTTCAAATGGTTCTATTGAAATGGGTTGCTTAACCAATGTAAACTATTTCAATGTTAATGTATATTGTTTTGAATTTATTTCCTATGATAGATTAAAACAAAAAGAATTTTGGAGAGAAATTAAAAAGTTTGCAAATCAAATATAATTGTTATACCTTGTGGTGTCAGTGTACACATTTGTGTCTAACCCCTACACGTATATAACGTAATAAATTATATCAATTATGATAAGAGCAAATATCTGTAAATGCAACAAGTGTGATAACACGCTTATTGATAACAACCCTCAAATCAACGCACCAATGTTTTCCTTAATCGGAAACGAATTACAAATGGCATGGAGCGAAATTGAACAAGCGTGGGTTTGCCCTAAATGCAAAACCGATGAGTTTCTGACCGATGTTGATGAAAGACCCAACGACAACGTGAACGTGCAAGGACTAATCGGACAACGAGCCTATCAATACGCACACGCTCACGCGTAGTAAATAAATTAAACAACACACGCGCATAGACGTATGCGCGATATGAGTATGCGCATACACACAAGCACACACGCTTACGTATGCGCATATCTTAATATTGACAATATATACGTTTCTTTGAAATACTGAAATAAATCCGATAAAAGTTATTAACAATTTTATAAGGGCATTGTTAATAATTATATTGCACAATTTTTAATAATATATTTGGTTATTAAATATATCATCGTATATTTGCATCGCAATAATGCAGTAAACCAATTAAATTTTTTAAAAATGAAAGCAGTAAATTTATTCGATTTTGATTATGTTACAGAAACAATCAAAAACAAAGACAACACAGACAGCCGTTTCGGTATTGTTTATGGGCAAAAAGGTATGGTAATGCATACCAAAAAAGATAGCTACACTATCGTAGATACTATCGACTTATCAATGTTAGGACAAGCCTTTATTGACAAGGGGTATAGCGTTTCCACTTTCACCCACAGATTTGGCGAGGTTATTGGTCTTAACATCGCTTTGTCAAAAAACAAATTGACAAAAGTAGGGGATAAAACCTATAACGCAATTATTACCGTACCGAATAATGGTTGTGGTATGGGGTTTTTGTTAATCTTTGAAAATCGTTTAATTTGCGGTAATGGTGCAACCAAGAAAAACAAATTAGGCTCGTTCAATAGCCTTAAAATCCCGCACAAAATTACCTACAAATTGTCGTTGGAATTGATGCAAAAAGCATTGGTGCAATTTGAAAGCATCATCGAGTTAATTGAGAAGCAAGACGAAGCCTTAAACGCTCAACAAATCGATGAAATCGAAGCAATGCGTTTGCTTAACGTTTGGTTTTTTGAAAACGAATTTCCCGCAAGTCAAAAGAATGGCTTAACATTAGATGCGTTTCGCAAAGCACTTGCGGTTAACCCTGACGAAATCAAATGTATTGACCGATACAACGAATTGAAAGTGGCATTTAAACGTGAATTAGGTTTTAATGAGCAATTAAACCTTAAACTTTCAAAGTACACGATTTTCGCTACTATCACAAACTATTTGAGTAGACGTGCGGAAAAAACGCAATCCAAAGCACCAACCGAAATCATTATGCAACGCCAAGAAGCAAAAATCGACGGAGTGTTAAAATTGTTAGAAGCAATCTAAACCAAAACCCAACACAACCAAGAAACGCCCCACAAGGGCGTTTTTTTACGTTTATAGCTATCTTTATCCCAAAATGATATATAGATACCAAAATAAAATAAACGTGCCTTAAATCGCCTTAAATCGCCAATGTACACTTTTGTGTCAGCGCCCCCGCGGGAGAGGTAAAAAAATTTGGTAGTTTAAATAATTGTTATATATCTTTGCCGCAGAATTAACCAATTAAAAATATTATATTATGGGCGAATGGAAAAAAAACTTATTGAAACGCTATTATTTGTTTAACGTAAACGGAGAATGTATTGGCGAATTTACCAAAAAAGAATTGCTAAATAAATTGAATGTTAAAGAATGTACAATAAATTGTGCGATAAAACGAGTTTCCGTTATCTTAAGGAAATATTATATTTCCCATGATAAAAATTTTAAATTACCAAAACCAAAATCACATAGTCATAACCCATTTCTATCCAAAAAATATTGGGGAATAACAAATCAAGGTTTTAAACAAGCGAATTTAGATTTTTTATTTGAATACGAAATCGGTGTTTTTAACCAACAATCTTTTTTGTATTAATATAATAAATTTATCTTAAAAAAAACTTTAACGTTTCTTTAACGTTTCTTTAACACTTTTATCCAAAAAAATAGGTGTATATTTGCAGTGTTCAAATGAACGAAACGAAATTTAGTTTAACCAAAAATTCTTACAAAAATGGACAAAAATCTTAAATTACTTGTAACTGCAAAAACTATCAAAGGCACGTCATTTGTTGGGGTGCGTGATTATCAAAACACACAAGGCGAAGTTTCAAACTACACTATTAACGTTGGTTTTACTTACGAAAACGTATTGACACACGATTTTACTAACCTTAAAAACAAACAAAAGGAAGTATTAACTATCCTTAAAAAATCTTACCCTATTGCCGTTATTAAACAAGCGTATAGCGAGGTTTACAATTCACTTGAAAAACGCCTATCCGATGAACAAACAAAAGCTGAATTAAGAGCCGAAAACGATGAAACTATTGCCCGTAGTGATGCCCAAATTAACGCCTATATCAATTTAGCCAAAGGTGTTAAATTGCACAAAGATACAATGCAGTTGCACGTTTTCGGTTTAGTAGTTAGAAAAACGATTTTACAGCCAATCGAGTATAAGCAAACCAAAAGCCGAGAGCTAACAATCGTAAAGAATAAAATCAAAAAACTTTGCGAGTTTAAGCAAGACAAGTATAGAACGTTTATCTTTAACAAGTCCGAAATTAAAATGCAAGGTATCGCAATTTAAAAACAAAAGCCCTAACAAGGGCTTTTTTTTATGCCCAGAATTAAAGTGTTAAAATTATGTTAAAATTTATTATATTATTTGGATATATCAATTATTTGACTTGACCTCAAATAAGACGTTTTAAGCCACTTTGTTATAATATGGATACAATATACCTATTTGAAAAGATAATGCCGCATACCCCTCCCTACACCCCTCCTCCCCTCCGTTACCGCCCTCCCCTCCGCCCCCGTATGCCGAGCCAAACCCCACCCATGATGATGTTCGCAAAATTTTTCTGGGAAATTTTTTTAGGTGAAAAAACAAAGTGGTTTTCGCAAAATTTTTCTGGGAAATTTTTTTAGCTGAAGTATTAGACCCCTTTTTCAAAAATTTTTTCTGGGAAATTTTTTTAGGTGAAATATTAAGACCCTCTTTTTCAAAAAATTTTTTTGGGAAATTTTTGGTCAAAATTATTCGGTCTTATTATTTACGGGTATTTATATTAAAAAAGTAATTAAAATGATAAAATTGTTAGAACTTTACAATGGGTTGTTAGAATCCAAGGCAACCGAAGCTCAAGGCCTTAACATACTTAAGAAGGCTGGTGTAGAGAATGCTGATGGTGTTATGTCAGAATTTAAATCAGCTGATGCTAGCAACAATCAAAAGAATCTTCCAATCATGGCTTATTTGTATGCCAATGGGTATAAAGACATTCGCAACATAACTAGTGTTGTTAATGACTATAATCAGTTGGAAAAGATGGGGAAGGTTAAGACCATACAATTAACCAAACAAGGTATTGTGATGGGTGATACCATTTATAATGACTTTATAAAGTTTTCTGAGTTTATTGATGGCAAGATGAATGAATTAAACAGGGCTAACCAAATAAAATCCAATGTTGCTGCTGATTTCAAGGCTGAGAAGAAGCCGATATGGAGTGGCAATGGCATTGACATATATGATGGGTTGGGTGTTGGTAAGTGTATTTCATATACTCAAGGTGCGTTGACTGGTAAGGCTTATTCTTTTTGTATTGGTCAACCTGCTAACACGATGTATCAATCGTATAGGGATACCCAGACATCAACGTTTTATTTTATTGTGGATAGAAATCATTTTGCTGAGGACCCAGATGGTAGTGTTAATTTGGATGACCCTTTGCATATTGTTGTATTTGACAATACTCAGCATGGTGTTGAATTGACCGATGCTAATAATACAACTGGTATAATAGCTGAGCCGTTTGGTGATGACCCTAACAAGTATGTTGAGTATTTGGAATCTAAGGGGGTTCCTGTTAATAAGTTGTTGGTGAATAAGCCTAAGACTGATGATGAGAGAAAAGAGGATGAGATGTTGGGTCAAAGGAATAGTAGTCTTGAATGGTTTATTAAATTGCCAATGGATTATAAGAGCAAGTATATTGGTAGGGGTCATGTGTTGACCAACGACCAATTTGATTATTTAATGAGAGGTGATAAATAAAAGATGAACAATAGGGATTTAATTAGACAATATGTTGACACTGGTTTACAGTTACCAAAATATCAAGTCATGCAATTATCTGGCGCTGATAAAAAAACTTATATACGTAAACGACTTATTGCAACTAAGGATTCTATTGATATGTTTCGTTTAATGTCTTATGAAATTGATTTGATGGATTCTGAAAATAAGGATAAGTATTATGAAAAATTATTTAAAGAAAACCTTAATTCAAACACTATAACGACTTTTAGAGTAATGGATAAATTTTTCTTTGAATTAAGTGATGAGATTAAATCAAAATTTTTGGATACAGTAATTGATAAAGGTATAATGTTACCTTCACATTATTTTAATGACTTACCGTTTACCGATAAACTTAAATATTTAAAATGGAATGCTAGTCTTCCTTTAAGCAAACACACGATTTATGATGTTTTTAAATATTTAATTGAAGAGTTAAAAATATATTATATTAAAAATTTAATAAAATATCATGGTGAAAATATATTAAACCACGATAGTATTCGATGGAAAATTGCAAACCACCAAGATACAATATATTTAGATTTTTTAAACATTATTAAAAAGTACAATTTAATTAAAGATGAACAATAGGGATTTAATAAGACAATATGTTGACACTGGTGTGGGTATCCCTGAATATCAGTTTAATCAGTTATCTGCTGCTGATAAGAAGACGTACTTGCGTAAGATAGAGATAGGGATTAAATATAATAGTAGTAAAGTTAAATATTACTATGCTGTTTTACCAGAAGAGTCTCAATTATATCTTGTTAATCAGGATAATTCAAAAATAGAATACATAAAAGAACCAACTGAGAAAGTTCAGTTAGTAGCAGTTAGAAAATCTGGTTACGCAATAAAATACATAAAAAATCCAAGTGAAGACGTTAAATTAGCAGCAGTTAGACATTGTGGTAATGCAATAAAGTACATACAAAATCCAAGTGAAGAAGTTCAGTTAGCAGCAGTTAAAGAATATGGTCTCACAATACAATACATAAAAAATCCAAGTGAAGAAGTTCAGTTAGCAGCATTTAGAGAAAATAGTCATGCAATAAAATACATACAAAATCCAACTGAGAAAGTTCAGTTAGTAGCAGTTAAAAAATATGGTCTCGCAATACAACACATAAAAGAACCAACTGAGAGAGTTATGTTAGCAGCAGTTAGAGAAAATAGTGATGCAATAAAATACATAAAAAATCCAAGTGAAGAACTTCAGTTGGAAGCGGTTAGACAAAATGGTTACTCAATAAAATACATACAAAATCCAAGTGAAGAAGTTCAGTTAGCAGCTATTAATAACGACATTGATTCATTATTATTCATAAAAAACCCAAGCAAAGAAGTTAAGGTTTTATATAAAAAATTATATTATAAAAATTTAAGATAATGAATACAAGCATACGCAATATACTTAGAGAGGGTCTAATTCTAGAGGCCTCAAAGAAACAAATCCTTATAGACAAGTTAGGGTTTGACGAAAACTCAGCTAGCATACTTGATAGACTATGTGGTCCGTTGAGTGTTTGGATGGGCAACAAGATACTTGATTATAATAGGTTAATGACAAGTAGACCTAATGATACTAGAACTCCAGAGGAAATAAAGACCAACATTATTGTAATGTCAAGATTATTTGTTAATAATAATCGTCAAAACATTACATCTATTATGGACTGGGTTCGTGTTGGTCTTAATGGTAACTTAGGTCCTAACAAGGAATTAAGCTTTGGTAAATTATATGAAGCTTCTCAAAAGTGGCATGATGAATTGGAAGTTGGGTCAGGAGACGTCAACTATGTTGAGGAGAATCCTGTTATACTTGACTTTAGACAACCTGATGGCACAGGATATTATTGGGCTGACTTAGAAACGAACAATTCCAAAGAGGAATGTGAGCGTATGGGTCATTGTGGTCGTAGTGGTGCTGGTATGATTTATTCGCTTAGACAAGTAATACAATTAAATGATAAGTATAAGCTTAACAAGTCTGTGTTGACTGCTGCTATTGGTACCAACGGTATTATATATCAGATGAAGGGTGGTAAGAATAGCAAGCCTGAGGCCAAGTATCATCAGTATATTTATCCATTGTTATTCTTAAAGAACGGTGATGATTATTTTATCAAAGGTTTTGGTAGTGAATACGATAGTGCTAGTGACTTTAAGTTAACTGATTTTAGTGATGATGTTATTGGTGAGATATTTGCTAAGCGTCCTGAGTTGTTTAACAAAAGAGCTCTTAAGAAGAAATTATTTAAATTGGGTCTTATTGACAAGTTACCAGAGGAATACATATCGCTTGAGATTGCTCCTGATAGGGTTGATAGATATGTTGATGGTGATTACACGGTCAGCAAGCGTACCATAAAGACTCCAGCTGGTGGTGAAAGAACCGTTGATGTTGGTTTATTTGAACTCATATTGGCTGGTGAAACATGGGACTTGTGGGATAATTATGATGCGGATTGGAAAGCGGCTTTGCAGTATCATGCTGACAGTGATAGTGAGGCTAGAATTCGTGAGATATTGGTGGCCATGGCTGCTAAGAATGGTGTTGAGATTGATGAAGATTTATCGTTGGAAGATATGATAGAGGAATATGATGAGAATGAAGAGATTATCGAAGCTTTGAAAAGGGCTACTGACGATGCTGAGTCTGATGCTTATGCTGATGATATATACAAGACATTAAAGAGCGCTCTTGAGGAATTGGGTGGTGTTGAGAGAATGGATGACACTGGTGTCGTATTGAGGGTTAATATGGGTCATTATTTGGATGAATTGGAGGATGATGTTTATGAAGAGATTTCTGACAGATGCGACGATGATTTGCCATGTATGTTTAATGAGATGATTGGTGAGTGGATTGATAAGCCTGATTTCAGATTTAATGACAGTTATTATTACCCAAATGTTAACGACGAATACTTCAATGAGTTATTGCAAGAAAGACTTGATGAGATTAGACTTGATGAGGGCAAAGTAATGATTAAGAATATGTTAAGAGAGAGATTTAGATAAAAAAAAAGGGACCTTTGCGGTCCCTTTGTTATTTTATAGTATAAATCTTTTTCTAAGTGATTCTTTAATGTCTTCTTTTTGTTGAATTTGTTTAAATTCTTTTTCGATTCCAAGTCTCTTAGCAATTTCTTCTGGTGTGATGTGTGAGCCGTGAGTTGGTGAACCCATGCTTTCATCCATTTCTTGATGTTTGTTAAGTCTTGTGTTAACGTAATCGATAAGGAAGTTAACCATTTTAGATACTGTATCAAATACTGTTACCATATTTTCTGGGTTTCCACCCCACATGATTGTGTAGTTAAGACTTGTTGTTTTAAGGTCAAAGCCAAACGCGTACATAAACATCCATGCTGATATTTCTGCTTGTTGTTCGACGGTTTGGTTTCCATCACCTTCTCTTCCGACGAAGAAATCAATCTTGCCCTTAGACTTAAGATAGGTTTGGTGTAGGAGTTCGTGAGATATTTCGTGAGCAAATGTTTTGGTTGTACCAACATCGTTTCCTTCGTTTGCAAGCAATGTGATTTTTCCATTCTTAGAAACACCTCTTGCACCACCTAAGTCATCAGAAAAATCAACATGTATTCCGTGTTCGTCGCAAAATTCTAGAAGTGACATATAAATTGGTCTAACTGAATCGTCAATCATTCCTTCTTCAAACCATTTAACTTTTTTGATATCATCTTGAGCTCCAGTTATGAAATCTTCTTTGCCTTCCATTTGAACGGTTTGTGATACGTCGTATGCTGGAACAAGTTCAAATGCTGATGCTAGCATTGGTGGTCTTAATTTTGTTTTAAGTCTTATTTTTTCGTTTGGTGACAAAGCGTCAACTGATGATTTTTTCAAAGAAGCCAAAAAGTCTTTGGTTATTTGTTCTTTTTTGTCTTTTGAATAACTATATTGTTTTCCTTTGGGTCTCCAAACTAGAATTGGCTTCGCGTCTGGTTTGATAGTTCTGTTGTAGTCTTCTCTCCAGATTTCTTTGTTATTTACGATGGTTGCATCTGGCATTTGTATCCAAATAAGCAATGTATTGGTTGGTGTGTATTTATAACCTAACGCGCCTCTAAATCTAAGAAACTTTGACATTGTATCTTTGAATTGTTCATCGTCTTGAATGTTTGTTATTTGTTTTTTGAACAATAACAATTTGGTTTCAATTTCATCCTTTTGAAGTTGTGTTACTTTGACTTCAGGGTCAGAGGTATCAACCTCTGCTGAGTTTAAGAAATCAAGGATTTTATCTATTTCAAATTCAATCTTAGCAGCAGCTTCATCAGAACTTTGAATGCTTTTGATGAACTCCATGGCTGGTTTTATATATTTGTTGATTGTTTTTTGTGGGTCTTCTTTATCAAGCCACCAATAATAATACTTTTCTTTGAAATTGTATTTCATATTGAAAGAATCTTGAAGACGTTGTCCTATGCTTTTGTCGATAAAGCCTTTTAGCTTTGCAATTGGGTATTCACCTAAATTAGATTTAACTAATCTAATTTCTACTTCTGATAACATATTTTTCATTATATTGGTCATTTTACTCATAAATATTATATTTATGGTTAAAAGACTTTATAGTTATGAAAAATATCATTAAACAATTGCTTAGAGAGCAATTTGTAACCGAGGAAACATACACCAATGACATAGAAAAATTCTTGGACCAAGACCCTAAAAAAATGACAACGGGTACTGCGTATTACATTTCATCTATGGATAGTTCTATGAACAAATTTATAACTGATGACAACGGAAACAAGATTGAAAATCCTATGTATGGCAAAGTGTTTAAACATACTAGATTTATATTCAAATGGCATGACACTTATGAAAGAGCCATGAAGCGTGTTAACCCTAGTTATATCGCTGGTGAAAGACGTGGAGAGTATAAACCAGTTGAGGGTTATGATATGCTTGAGAGTGGTAAGAGTGGTTTATATTTCCCGATTGTACCAACTGGAAGCGAATATAATTTAGTTTTGTGTGATGGTGGTTGCAAAGTTGTTGATAAGAGCGTTATTAGACCTTATTTGAAGCCTTCTACGGGAAGTAATTGGTCAGATGAAGGTAAACAACAATACAGACAATTAATTCTTGACAGAGCAGTCAAAATAACTGGTGGTGGCAACGAATGGATTAACAATAACCTAAAAGCTCAATGGCTTGGGGTTGGAAATGTTTAAAATATGAAAGACATAATAAAAAAATTACTTAAAGAAACCCTTGTGGTTGAATTTTATGGTAAGAGGATTATTGAACCCATAACCAAAAGATTCAACGATTCTTCTGATGACATGATAAACAAATTGGCTATTGCTTTTTTGTTTAAGTCATTTTTTGGTGACATTATGCAATATCAAACCAAAGAACAATTTGAGCAAATGTTCAACAAATGGTATGAAGGGGTGTTGGGTGAGATGGTTAAGACCAAGGATTTTCCAGATAACAAACCGTTGGCCAAAAAATACTTAGATGCTTATATAAACAACATCGTTTCATTAGGCGATGCTGCAAGACCATTTTCATTTAAAGACTTAGAGAAAACATTGGTTGATTTAATCAACAACAATCGTTGGATTCCAGATGAGGAAGTTAGTGTTGGTCCTTCAATATACAAGCCTAATCAAGATGACATAATGTATGAGGATGACGAAGTTTTAATTTTAAATACTGATACCAAGGCTAAGTGTGTGAGATACGGTATGGGTGAAACATGGTGTATTACAAAAGCTGACCAAAATTATTATAACACATATAGACTTAGCTATGGCGCAACACCTTATTTTGTTTTGCAAAAGAATGTTAATGGTGATGAGCACAAATTGGTTATTTTGAATTATGGTGGTCGTGACGCTTATGCTATTGCTGATAGAAGCAACACTGGTGAAAGAAGCGGTAGTCAACATCATGCAATGTCTTGGTATGAGATAGAGCAGCAGTTACCTAATTTACAAGGTCTTGAAGAATATTTCCCATATAGAGAGATTACTGATGACGAACGTAAATATTCTGAATTGTTGGATAGGCTTAAAGATATGTTTATTTTTGATGACTTACAAGGACTTATTGATAAATCTGCTGAAAAATTGGTTATAAACGGTTCACCTATTACCTCTGGTGATTTTATTAGAGATTTAGCAGCAACTAGAATGACATTTAAGTTAGAGCAATTAAAGAGTCTAAGAAAAGAAACAATGGATAGTCTTATTGAGTCTGGATATTTTGTGAATTCATATTACGATACTAAATTATATGAAGAAGTGTTATCACCGTCTCAAATAAATCGTATTATAAAACTGAAGATAGATAACAATAAGGTTCTAGATGACGTTTTTTATCAATTTATGAGTCCAGATGCTCTTAAAAAATACATGATATTAAGAATAAATGGACACAACAATGGGGCCAATGATAGTTGGAGTAGTGGTATTAATGAAAAACTCTTAGATTACGATGAAATTAAGGTTATTAAGGAAATATTACCAGATGCTAATATAAACGCAAACAGATATGATTTCTCTAATGAATATTTTTCATATTTAGGTTTATTAATTGACCCTAGCTTGATTAATAACCCAGAAGTTAAAGAAAACTTAAATAAATTATCAAAGTATCAAATACAACATTTAATAAAGACCTACCCTGATTTAACTAAATACTTAGTTAGGTTAAAAGGTTTTAATGAAATAGAAGATTGGCAATTGGCTAATATATTAGAGGATAACCCAAAAATCTATAAACTAGTGTTAAATAGTTTATCAGAAGAAAGAAGGGCAGCGCTTTTAGAAAGGTTAGAATATACTAAACTATTACCTGTATTGATTAGAGATAAATACATTTCGATAGACAATGAAGAAGACTTTAAAAGGGTTAGATATATACTTATTTATGATACTAAGGCTAAGGCGTTTGTTTATGTTCCAGATTTGTTAAGGTTTATCACTAGTAGTTATGACCTTGAAAAACTGTTAGTACAACAACCAATATTGTTTAAATACTTGGGTGATAAAATAAACTCGATTACTGATTATGATTTAAAAGACATTATTCAAAAAAACCCAAAATCTTTAAACTATATCCCTGACGAGCGTATTGATGCTATGGGTGAATACAGAATATACAGTATGATATATAGTAAACCAATTCTTGCCCGTCAGTTATCTCATAAGATTGGTATGAATTATATTATAGATATAATTAAATCAGTTCCTAAGGTTATTCAATACTTACCAGATTCTGTGTTTAAACAACTAGATAAATACGATATGGTAAGTATCTTATACAAAAAAGAGTTGTATCCTTATATGGAGCCAATAATTGACAAATACATGCCAGATGATAAAGATTATATCTTAGATAGGTTATAAATAAATGCTCACGAAAAAGTGAGCATTTTTATTTGCGTATAAACATATTAGTTAGTATATTTGCAAATATAACTAAAAAAACATAAATAATGGGAAGACAAATTAACAAAGAAAAAGTCCTTGAAGAAAAGGGTGAGGTTAAACAATACACCTTATTTAATGAGCATAAATCTCAAAAATTAAATTGGTTGTTAGATGTGTATAAAAAGGACCCTTACAAAGCGCGAGTTTTATATTTTAACAACATTGGTTCTTTTTATATTGAGCGAAGTGTTTGTTTTGAAAGAACTGATGGTAGTTTTGAAATCTGCCGTTTTAAAAGAACTTTTGGGATGACAAAAACCAATCGAATTTATTCTAGGGAAAAGAAGTTAACTTCTTTGATTTATAAGAATAAAAAGTTTTATTTTAAAAACGGTTCATCTATTAAGCATGCTATGTATCATGATATCTTAAATCATTTTAGTTTTGCTAAACATTTTTTACTAGAAAAATTTCCATGGCTTAGAAACATAGCAGAGAATAAATATTGTCACAACGTTTCGTTATCGTCAATTTTGACTTATAAATTATTCAACGCTGATAAGGTTTTGAAACATTTATATAAAGCACCAACATCGGTTATCAAAACGTTGACTACTGAGTATGAAAAAAGGACTAGTAGCCATGGTTATATTTCAAAATTTGAGTGGAAAAGAATTAGTCCATATTTAATAAACATTGAAAATTTGAAAATAGAACATTTCACAAATTATTTGTTTAGGGATACCATTGAAATGGCTATTAAATTAGATAAGAAGGTTAATTGTTCATGGTCTGAGAAAAGACTTAAACTTGAACACGATACGTGGGCCAAAGAGCTTAGAAAAATCATGCTTGAGTTCGAACCGTTAATTCAATTAAATCCTCATAAAATATTTGAAGATTTTGAACAATTTACTGGATACAAGATGCTAAGAACCAACCATGAATTAATCGAGGAAGGTCATAAACAAGACCATTGTGTTGCTGGTTATGGTGGTTCAATTTCCTCTGGTCGTTCTGGGATTTATCAAGTTAGTGGATACACACTTGAGGTTAGTTATAGAGAAGATTATGGTATCGGTACCAACTTAAATAACAAGAAAAGATTACACTATTCTCAACTTAGAGGTTTCCGTAATTGTTCGGCACCAATGGTATTGGATAACACTGTTAAAAGTTATATCCAAGCATTTAACGATAAGTATGATTTTGATGATTATGAAAAATACTTAAGAGAAAATAAGGTTGGTCTTAAAACTGTAGTTGAAGAGATTAACAGATATGAATTACCATTTTAAATAACAAAGGGGCCTAGGCCCCTTTTTTTATGTGTTGACATTATTTTTTAATCTTTACACAATTAGGATATTTTTTCCCAAACATAGTTTTCATGCCTTTTTGTGTGTAACCAGTCCAACACCTTTCGTTGATTTCTTCTTTGTTTTCTTGTATTGACATTATTTGGTCGTATGACTTAGAATTGATATCGTTAAGTAGTTCCATAAATGGTGTTCTTCTAAGAACCTTAAATACTAGGTTTTCTAATGAGAACTCACCACCACTTTCAAGGCCGCTCTTACGATACTTTTTAATCTTATCCTTAAGTTCTTGTGATTTGTCAAGAGCCTTTTGATAATCACCGTCGGCATATATTTTTTTCACGTCTTTAAGTTTATCGATGAACGCTAGCGCTTTTTTCTTAATGACATTTCTATTTAACTTGAATTTTTCTTTTTCTGGTTTAAGAATCCATTTATTTCTTTTTACAGAGTACACAGCGTTGGCTGAGAGTGTTTCTTTAATGTCTTGCAGATACAATTCAACATCGTATCCTTTGATGGTTATGTCATGGTTTTTATTCCATAGATTTTTGTATGAGTCAAAGAGTTGTTTTATAAATTCTTCTTTGGTATCTATGGTGTCAAAATCAACAATCACATGTAAGTCAATATCTGAGTATTTTGACCAATTGTAGTTGGCAAGGCTGCCAGTGAATATTACATCTTTGATTACAAGGTTTTCTGGGCTATTTAAGCCATCAAAAAATTCTTCAGCTATCTTCATTAGTTGTTCGCGAATATCGTTGTTTAAAACTTCTCTATCCCAGAATTCTGGGTTAAGTGAAGGTTTAAGTTGAAAACTATCCAGAACTTCTTTTGGGATTTTTAAATCCTTGGTAATTGTGGTATCCAATGAATTAGCTGCCTCATCCAATTCATCAAGTTTTTCTGATGCTGGTGTGAGGTTATAATTTTCTATGATGATATTTTTTTTGAAAAATAATTTCATTTAAAGTGGATTTTATCATAAATATTTCGTATTATAGTAAAAACGTAAATTATGGTAGAAAAATACATTATCGACGAAAAAAATTATTGTGGTGAGTGTCCAGAATGCAAGGCATCTTGGGACAAGGGTGAAGCCATTAGTCTTGTATCAGAAAAAACAGCAAGAGAAGCTTATGGTTGGACGCCAGAGAATAAAAAACACATTAGCAAATTAATCAAGATTGAACCCACAGAATCTCAAGCATGGAATGGGATGAACACACATTTCCAATGTCCTGAGTGTTTTATTGCTTGGGACGCAATAACTGGCGATAGAACAGAGAAATATAAAGTTATGACGGTTGATACTGACGTGATGAAAAAGTTTATGGAGCGCTTGAAAAACGACCAATAATCACTTCTTTGGCGGACGTTTAGATTTTGATTTCTTTGCACCCTTTAGCACATTATTTATCTTGGCTTTTGGGTGCAATTTTTTCTTTTTGGATTTATCGTCAGTGGTTTTCGTTTTCTTTTTCTTCTTCTTTTTGGGTATAGTGTTTTCAAAGATTCTTTCTTTGAACCCTGACAAGTCTATGTTGTAGGGTTCTTGTGATAGCATGGATATATCTAATTTCCATTGGTGTTTAGAAAGTACTTTGTGTTTATCAAATGATTCCACAATGTGATTTTGTATTTGTGTTTGGTTCCACTTGTTGACTTTGGCAAGCTGTCTGTAACATACATTTTCTTGACCTATCGCGATTGACCTACCAATGTGTTTAACCATATGGCACTTTGGACATAACGAAATAAGACCAACTAGTTTTTGTGTAAGAGTTTCTTCATCGTAATGCCAAATTTCGTGACATTCAACGTTGTGGTTAAAGCCTTGGTTTTTACCAGTATCACCACAAATTTCACATTTATGGTTAGCTTGTTCGTAAGATAGTTTTCTGATTTTATCCCAATCAGCTGTTGATACGCATGTCCTTACGTTTGAGAAATGACATGTCTTAGGTACAAGTTCTATGGTTAATTTTGGGTTATTTGATTTCATATTTTAATATGGCCAATCAAAATCAACATCAATAACTTTAAAATGATTTTTGTATTTATTTCTAGGGATTACGTAGCCTTTGGTTTCACTACCTTCATCACCCACATTGTCATCTTTAAATTTGAATTGATTTTCAGATATTAGTTTTTTTAATTTCTTGGTTTCTATAATCCAAGCTTTTTTTAAATATACATAATAGTAAACATAATAATCGGATGTGCTAATGTTTATTCCAGACAATTTTCCTCTACATTCCGTTTCAATAAAAATGTTACCAGAATCACGACCTTTTATATTCATAATACCAAAAGGCATTTGTAATTGTCTGTTAGGAAAACAATACTTATCTGATTTTACTTCAATCGTTTTTTCTTGCTCTTTAATCAAACATTTAAAATCGTGTTTATTATTATGGTTAAACGATATTGTTTTGTATTGGTATTTATCTTCAAATAAATCCGCAATCACTTTTTCAGCCAATTGGCCTTTAGGTAAGTCCTTTTTAAAATTTGAATCTGTCATAATATTTTTAACCAATGATAGTAAAAAACAACCAATAAGTCAATTAATATTTTAAATACTTGGTGACAAAATTTTTAGTTTCCTCAGTTTCAAAACCAAATACAGTCTCAATGGCTGTTATCATTTCTTTTTTAAGATATGGTTTATCATTTGGGTTTGAGACTAGATAAGTTCTACCATTATCGAAAAGGATGGCACGTTTGAATTTGCCATTGAATTTGAGTCTTTGGATTGGGTAGTTTCGGTTTAAGTATTTTTGGATTAACTCGAAGTCTTTTTCTGTTACCATATTTTTTTATTATAAATATTGTTTGAATGGATAATAAGTAGTATATTTGCAAAAAATAAATTATGTCTAAGATTGATAATTACATTCTTTTATCCATTGCAGAAAAGGCTTATCAAGTTTTTAAACAGACCAATTACATGACGTTTTCTGGGTTTTGTAAAAAACTAAGCTTATCAATAAGCAATAAAGACACAACACCAAAAGAGAAATATATGTTGTGTGAAATAATGGATGAATTGAATTTATTATACGGTTTAAATGATAGTCAAGCTTGGAAATACATCAACGCTTTTTTTAGTTTTGATGTTGAAACGTTTGGTGAATATTTTAGATATATTAAGGCTATGGAATCAACATATCCGTTGTTGTTTATTTATAAATAGGGGTAACATTAATATTACCCTTTGTATATTCTGATTTCTTGTATTCTAAGAAATTGGTGATAACTTTGACAATAAATTCAGCGGTGTATGGTGGGCAGAATAAATGAAATACAATTTTACTAGCAACATCTATTGCGGTTTTTTGACTTCTTTTTTGTCCCACACAATACAAGTAAACAGCTGGATGTTCATCTGTTAGTTCATAGTTTAAAAATTTGTATAAAATTCTTTCGTCTGACATTTATTTTTGCGTATTTAAAATTATATTTATAACTATAACAATTTTTTAAAAATAAGTAAATGGCTTTAGAATTAAACCAAAGTAACGTTGATGAAGCGTTAAAAGAAAAAAAAGTAACGGTGCTAGATTTTTGGGCGCCATGGTGCGGCCCTTGTAGAATGCTTGGCCCGATAATTGACGAATTGAGTACAGATAATGCTGGTAAGGATGTTACTATCGCAAAAATCAACGTCGAAGAAAACCAAGAATTAGCTATCAAGTATGGGGTAAGAGGTATCCCTACAGTTGTAATCTTCAAAGATGGAGAAGAACAAACAAGAAAAGTTGGTGTTGGTTCCAAATCAGAATTCCAAACAATCATTGACGGATTGTTGTAATTTTTTTTAGTTATGTTATTGTAAAAAGGGTTCGGTTTTCCGAACCTTTTTTGTTTTACAAAATATTTATAGATATGAAAAAGAAATTAATAATTACAGAATCTCAATTTAAAAACGTTAAGGCTATTTTAGCTGAGAATACCATGCATGCCAGAATGGTAAAAGAGATGAAAGATTTTTTAGATGCAAACTATACACCCACCGAAAACTACGTTCGCGAGGGTGGAGAGTATTTTGGGAAAACTATGTTTAAGGTTAACGCTGATGAAGAATTGATTTCAGCTAAACAGTTGTATGAATACATGCAATACAAATTTGGTCTTGGTGAGGCGTTTACGCAGCAAGTCATCAAGGATTGGGTATCTGGAAAGATTGGTGAAGATTATATGTTATCTAAACATGTACCAATGAGATAAATGTTATGGACCTCAAGCCTAAAATACGACAAATCTTAAGAGAACACTACGGTGAATTCGAGACCTATTTAGAACATAAATACGAAGAAGTTTTAACCGAAAACCTAATTACTGGTTCTACCAAAGTAAAAGAAGCTTGGGCTACTTACAATCAAGTTGTTTTAGAATTAAAAAATAGTATAAAAAACACACTTAAACTAAAAGAGTTACAATACAAATTAACAGAAAATTCAAACCCAAAAGACATGTGTATTGAAGTCATATCTGACATAAAAGACGTGTCTCCTGAACTAAAAAGGCTATACGAAAAAATAAAAACTTTGTATTAATTTGGTATTCAAATATTTACATAACTACTTGATTTTCAATACGTTTATAGTAAAAAAAATTACCATAAAATCTTTCTATAGTTAGGTCTAATTGGTTACTTTAAGATATTTATAGTTAAATAACATTTTTTAAAATTGTGGATTGATGGGAGTAAATAATTTTTTAGTCACTACTTGTCAAACTAATAAAACTAGGTTAGACAAATTATATTATGAACACGTTAGTTGTTTGTTGAAAGACTTAAATGAAGAGGAAGAAATAAAGTGGGAAACATATGGGTTAATAATTGATAGTTTACTCAAGCAAGGTCACAAAAATATTTTAAAAGAGGTTAAATATCGAATGACAGATGGCGAAAACCCAAATGAAATTATGTTAGACATCATACATAGACATTCGGATACTGTTGATGGGATGATTTGGTTTTTAAAGAGAAGGATTGAAGAATATTTAGAAGACGATTTTTACAAAAAATTTTTCTAAAAAATGTTGCCTTATTCATTTTAAATTCGTATGTTTGCACATTAATAGATTAATATGAAAACAGGCTTAACAGACAGGTTAGTATTTTTGGCTGAAACCTTTGACGTATTTGACTGTTCTTCTGAGGAAATTGTTAAAAAGATTTCTGATTTGGAGAAAGACAATTACGAGGTACAAACCATTCACTACGAGGAAAATATAATTGCATTGGTATCTTCAAAGGTTAACGACAAGGACCGTGTGATAAAAAAAGTTAGCGTTTGTATGGATGTCTTTGCTGAAATGATTGCAGCTGACCCTACAAACAATAAGATGTATGTTCAGTGGATGCTTAACATGTTTTCTAGATTTATGAAAGATGTTAAATCTCAACCATATGGAATACGTTTGGTTGGTGAAGATTTGCCTCAAGCTGAAATGTATTTAACGTTATTTGAAGATAACAAGAGAAAGAAAAAATTTAAAGACTTATGTCTTGGTAGTTATTCTTTGAAGGGTATTACAGACCCAACGGATATTAACCAATACAAGTCTTTGTCACAGTTGTTTGACGCTGTTGACCCGTTCATTGAAAAAGACCCTAGTGCGATTGAAAGGATTATTATGAGGTATGTTGAGATGGGTAAGGCTATTATTCCTGTAAAGGATAGAAAGTTTACCGTTTACATTCCGTTAACGACAGAAGCTTCTGTTGTATTTAGCAAGTATGCCAACTGGTGTACAGCTAGAGAAGGTAACGGTATGTTTAAGAACTATACTGAGAATTATAAAACACCAGATGGCAAACATTCTAAGTTGTATGTTATTATCAACAACAAATTTTTTGCTGGAGAATCTGATGAAATCTTTCAAGTACACTTTGAAACTAACCAGTTAAAGGATAGAAAGAACGGACAGAACGTTAGCATTTTTGAGAATGTTATTTCTGAAAGTGAAGGGGTTGCAAACTTTTTCAAGGAAGAGTTAACATTGTTGGCAAAAAAGAAAAAAACAGTAAAAGGGAATCCTTATTTGGACTATTTGTTAAGATTTGGATTTGCTGATACATTATTTGAGTTGTTGGAAGAAGACACTCCGATTATTAAATTTATGGATAGAGAAATACCGATGATACCAAACATTTCCAAATTTAAAAATTTGGACCAGATTATTATAACGGACGCAAAACTAAAAGAATTGCATCCGTCGATTGGTGATTTGGATAAACTTTGTTTATTGGTATTGGCCAACAATAAATTAACATCTTTGCCAAGTGAGATTGGCAAACTAAAAAATTTGGAATTTATGAACATCAAGGGTAATTGTATTCAACATATACCTTCGGAGATTTCAAAATTAGATAGACAAAATGGCGGGTCGTTATATCGCATAGTGGTTGACCGCGATTCCATAGGGGTAGAAAATTACAATAGACTAAAAGAGTTGTTACCAACAACTAATTTTAGCTAAAGTTATAAGGGGCCCAATTACGGGCCCCTTTTTTATTATAAACACATAAAAACAAATGTTATGAAATGGATTAGAAACAACAAGCCAATCGAAGAAGATTTAGTAGATTACTTGGAAAAATTGTTCGACGAACAAATGGAAAAAAACAGAACACTTAAAGTATCAATCGGTACTGACTCACAAAAAATCAAAGGCACACTTTACAAGTTTGCTACAGTAATCCTTATTACTGCAACTGAAGATTTGGGTGGTGGTGTTATCTGGGGGCGTGGTGGTATGATTATATCATCAACTTACAACCATGATTTCATGAAAAAAGACAGCGGTGATGGTAGAAAAAGAGACAAGGAACTTGTAAATGAAAGAATGGTGTTCGAGGTTGGTAAATCAATCGAGGTGGCTACTGAAATTGCTGAATTGCTTGATGTATATGAAATTCCATTGGAGATTCACGCTGATATCAACCCAAACCCAAAATGGGAATCAAACAAAGCGTTGCAATCAGCTGTTGGTTACATTTTAGGTATGGGTTACGAATTCAAAATTAAACCTGAGGCTTGGGCTGCTTCAACTGCTGCTGACAAAAAATGTTAAAATTTTACTATCACTTGTTTTTTTGGTGTAATGTTAGTATATTTACAAAAAAATACACTATGAAACGTTACGCTTTAAAAACAAAAACAGGTGAAGTGATTAACACAATCAATGCTGTCGATAAAGACCAAGCTGTTGATTTGTTTGCTGAGATTAAAAAATTATCCAAGGAAGATTTACTAGATATCTATTTAGTTGATATTTTTATACGATAATTTAGGTTTTTTTATTTTTTTGATATATTTATTAGAAAATAAGATTTTATTTTAAAACTTAATAGACATGTCAAACGTTAAAAAAACCGTTAAAATCAAAGAATCTCACCTTGTTGATTTAATCGACAATATTGTTAATGAAGCTGTTGCTGTAAAAAAACAAGAGTGGATTAACGAGCAAGCTAAAAAACAAAGTGAGTCAAGCAAATTGATGGAGGCTAAAATCGCTAAATTAGAAAAAGCCGTAAGAAGACTTACCGAAGGTAAATAATTTAAGCCAAACAAACTAATACTAAGACTGGGATAGATTTTTTCTGTCCTAGTCTTTTATTTTTTATACCTTTTGTTATATTTACTATAAAAAGTTTTATGCAAAGGGTTATAGAGAAACTACACATTAGTGAAATCCCACTAATATCAACTGTTACTAGAGATGAATTTATTACTGCTAGTGAAATAGCATTTGATTGCAAATTCGATGGACATTCATTATTTTATCCATGGGTGTTACCAAAATCAATACCTAGTAAATTTAAGATTGGTGTGATTGTTGGTTCCAGCGGTTCTGGTAAATCAACACTTTTAAAAGAATTTGGTGTTGAAGAAACACCAATATGGGATTCAAATAAATCAATCATTTCACATTTTGAAACACCTGAAGATGGTATTAACAAGTTAAGTTCAGTTGGGCTTAATTCAGTACCTTCATGGTATAAACCATATCACGTTTTATCCAACGGTGAAAAGTTCAGAGCTGATTTGGCCAGAAAGATAAGGTCCAATGCTGTTATAGATGAATACACCAGTGTTGTGGATAGAAACGTAGCCAAAGCGGCCAGTGTGTCGTTATCAAGGTATGTAAAGAATAATGATATTCATAACATTGTATTATCAACATGTCATAGAGATATATTGGATTGGCTTGAACCTGATTGGGTAATAGATACAGATAGTGGTGAGCTAATCGACGGTTTTTTTTTGTCCGACCAGAAATCAAACTTGACGTATATCGCACAAGCCATGATTGTTGGAGAATGTTTAGCCAGCATCACTATTTAGATGCTAAAGTGAATAAAGCTGCAAGATTTTATGTTGGGATATGGGATGGGAACGTTGTTGCGTTTGGTGCTGCTATAACAATGCCAAATGGAGCTGTTAAAAACGCATGGAGGGGTCATAGGACCGTTGTGTTGCCAGATTTTCAAGGAATGGGTATAGGTGTTAGGTTTTCAGATATAATCGCGCAAATCCACTTAAATGAAGGTCACAGATATTTTTCAAGAACCGCACACCCGCGCATGGGGGAATATAGGGAGAAATCACAGTTGTGGAAACCAACCAGCAAAAATAAAAAATTAAGAACTGATGTTAAACATGAGAATGTTTATAACAATCATTTTGCGGATAATAAAAGGGTGTGTTATAGTCATGAATACATAGGCATAAAAAAAGAGGGATAAACCCTCTTTTTTATTTTATTCTTTTAGCGATTATTTGTACAGTACAAATTACGTTATTTTTACCCTTGTCGAATTTAACATCAACCACATCAAATTCAAACTCTATTGAATCTAAATTAAGAGCTGAAGCTATTTGTACTTTGGCTTTATTTATAGCTAAGTCTTTTGCCATTTCTTTGGTTGGACCATCTGTTTTAGCAATTGATGTAAATGACCCGTCAGCGTTTTTGGTTACACCAATTTTATGTAATTTTTCAATCTTATATGGGTTTTTATTCATAGCATGCATATTTGGGGATGCCAATGTTGAAGCAGCCATGCCCAATGTACCGAGTGTTCTAGCAAGACTACCCTCTTCAATTTCCTCTCTAAGAAGTCTTTGGATTAATTGTCTTTGAGATTCTTTTACGGTTTCAAATTCTTTTTCAGCATCTTTTTCCATTTTAATGAGTCTGTCGTAGTAATCTGGAAATTCTGTAATATGGTCCATAGCGATTTCAGTGGCTCTTTCTTTGTCATCAGTATGTTCCAATTCAATCTTAACCCCTTTTTTTATTTGAGCTTCTATTTTATCAACAGACACTTTGAATTTATCTGCTATGTCTTTTACCGTCATTTTGTCGGCTTTTCCGCCTTTGATTGTGTTTTTCATAATTATATGTAATCTTCTGGGTGTAGTCTTCCCCATTTTCTCATTATTACCCCAGCCAATGCATTGGCTTCGTTTTCTATTGGACTACCGTCAGCACCATCTTTTTCTGGGTCTGTTAGTTTTCCAATTATATTTTGTTTGTGATGTACAAGCTCATGAGCAATTGAACGCATAACGTCAATCTTCGCTCTATCCTTTACATATACTTTAACTCTATGGTCACTGTTGTGATAATACGCTGTTGTTCTTAAGTCTGGTGTTTTTTCAAACGCCAATTCAACTTTTACATCATCATCTATAGCTAACAATTTCTTAGCAAAGTTTACAAAATCAGACACATCCAAGACATCTTCTTTGTCTTTGGTCATGATTGCTTCTCTAAGTAATTGTTTTATAAATCCTTTTGACATTATTATAGTTTTACTATAAATATTGTTTAAAATAAAAAAACCCACTTTCGTGGGCTTTTTATGTTATGCTTTTTTCTTTGAAGTAGTTTTTTCTATTACTAGAGTTTCCTCATCCTTAGAATATACAATTTTAATCGTATCCCCTTCTTCAAAGGCTTCTGTTAGAATTTCGTCAGCCACTAAGTCTTCAACGTAATGTTGGATGGCTCTGTTGAGTGGTCTGGCACCGTATTCTTCATCGTAACCTTGTGTTGCAATAAAATCCAAGGCTTCCTCTGTAATATCCAAATTAAATTTCAACTCAGCAAGTCTGCTTTCCAAGTGTTTGATTTCGATATCGATAATCTCTCTGATGTTTTCTTTTGAAAGAGAATTGAACACGATGGCTTCATCAATACGGTTAAGGAATTCTGGTTTGAATTTTTTCTTAAGAGCTTTGTCAATAATCGCTCTTGTTTTGGCTTGTTCGTTGAATGCGCTAACACCAGTTTCAAATCCCATGTTTTTACCAAATGAGTTTGCTTCTTTAACACCAATGTTAGAGGTCATAATGATAAGAGCGTTTTTAAAGTTAACCTTACGGCCAAGACCATCGGTTAAATGACCCTCATCAAGCAATTGCAATAGCATATTGAATACATCATCATGAGCTTTTTCAATCTCATCAAACAAGATTACACAGTGTGGTTTACGTCTAACTTTTTCAGTTAACTGACCACCTTGGTCGTAACCAACGTAACCTGGTGGTGGACCAACCAATCGAGATACAGAATGTTTTTCCATGTATTCAGACATGTCAACTCTAACAAGAGCTTCAGCGTCACCATATACATGTTCAGCTAGCAATTTAGCCAAGAGTGTTTTACCAACACCTGTTGGTCCTAAGAAGATAAATGAACCAACTGGTTTATTTTTATCCTTGATACCGATTCTGTTACGTTTAATTGCTTTAACAACCTTAACAACAGCATCTTCTTGTCCAATAACTTTTCCGCTCAACTCTTTGTCCATGTTCATAAGACGTTTGCTTTCTTGAGTTGAAATTTTGTTAAGAGGAATACCAGTCATCATTGAAACAACTTCAGAGATTAACTCAACACCAACTTCAGTTACTTTATCATCTAAGTTTGTCTGCCAATCGTGGATGGCTTTTTCTAAGTTGTCAGTGATTTCTCTTTCTTTATCACGAAGTTTAGCAGCTTCTTCGTATTGTTGTTTTTTTACAACTTCAGTCTTTTTATCAAGGATTTCTTTGATTTGTTCTTCAAGTTCTTTTATATTCTCTGGTTTTTCAACAGATACGTTTGTTGTGGCACCAGCTTCATCCAACACATCGATAGCCTTGTCTGGCATCGCTCGGTCCATAATGTATCTTGCGGATAGCTTAACACATTCTTCAATGGCTTCTTCGGTGTATTTTACTCTGTGGTGTTTTTCGTATTTTTCTTTGATGTTCATCAAAATAACTTTGGTTTGCTCTAAAGTAGGTTCTTCAACAAGCACTTGTTGAAAACGTCTTGTAAGAGCACCGTCTTTTTCGATGTTTTCACGGTATTCGTCGAGTGTTGTTGCACCAATGATTTGAATCTCACCTCTAGCCAAGGCTGGTTTAAAGATATTTGAAGCGTCCAGTGAACCGCTTGAATTACCAGCACCAACAATGGTGTGTAACTCGTCTATGAACAATACGATATCTGGGTTGGATTTACACTCTTCAAGAATGGCTTTCATTCTTTCTTCAAATTGACCACGGTATTTAGTACCTGCAACAATTGACGCTAAGTCTAGCATGTAGATTTTTTTACCAGTAAGTGTTCTTGGTGCGTTGCCTTCAAAGATAAGTTGAGCAAGCCCTTCAACGATTGCTGTTTTACCAACACCAGGTTCACCAATCAAAACTGGGTTGTTTTTCTTTCTTCTTGATAGAATTTGAGAAACTCTTTTGATTTCAACTTCTCTACCTACAACTGGGTCTATTTGACCTTTTTCAACAGCCTTGGAAATGTCTCGACAAAAATTGTCCAACACTGGTGTTTTTGTTTTGCTGTCTTTGTTCTTGGGTTTTCTGAATGAATCGTTTTCATCGTGGTCTTCATTGCTAAAAGCACTGTTTTTGTGTTCTAATTTGTCCATATTTGTAACGGTTTTAAAAAATTTGTTGTAGGTTATACCCATTTCAGCTAGTAAACTAACCAAGGGTGTTTTTGAATCTAGGATACTAAGCATGACGTGAGTAGTATCAATAATATTGTCTTTTAATTTTTCACAGTGTTTGTCTAAATTTTTGATAATCACTTTCATTTCATCTGAAAAAGGCAAATTATTTCTTCCGTGGTATCCAGTTCTTGGGGTTAAGTCACTTTTTCTTGTAAAGTCTGAAACCTTATCATATAAGTCAAATGTGTCTATACCCATTATACTTAAGGCTCTAGCACACTCATTTTCATTATCAATCATCATAGACAGCACAACGTGTTCAGGCTTAATTCTATTGTCATCATGGCCCTTGGCTTCTTTTGTTGCAATAGTCATAATGATTTTAACTTTTGGGTCTATTTTTCTGTCCATACTTGGTTTATTTTTTGCAAATATACTAAATTATTTTTAAAAAGCAATATTGATTTTTACAATAATTATTCGTATATTTGTATAAAAACAATATGATACCTACTGTACCTAAATTTGGAAAAGTTGAATTATTGGTAAACACTGGCACTGCTAGAACCAATTTAAGCTTTGATGACTGTGGTCTTATGATTACTGGTGATTATATTATCGTAATCTTAGACGAAAAGGATGAAATGAACCATACACTTACTAGTACTGGTAAGATTTTTCATTTAAGAGATGTTGACTCTTATAAAACACACGCAAAATAACAATTACCTAATAAAAACATTTATGCTTTTAAAAAAACAAGAAAACAACAATGTAACTAAGGCTATCTACGCCTCTTCTAATGTCTGCGCATCAACGTATGATAGAACAACTAGAGACTTAACCATTATCTTTAACAATGGTGGTCAATACAAGTACCCTAACGTTTCTGAAACTGACTACACTCGTTTTGAGCTTGCCGATAGTCAAGGTGTGGTTTTAAACTCACATATCAAAAAATATGCGTTTGAAAAATTAGATAAAGTTGACCCTAGCGCTATTTTGGCTGAGGTTACTGAATTAAAAGACGCTGAGAAAAAAGCAAGAATTCAACAAGTAACTAAATCTATGGTTGCTGCTATTAACGCTGTTAGTGTTTATTATGAATCAACTGAAACTGTTGACCCAGCGTTGTATACTAAAATGAAGTCAGCGATGGAAGAATATGAAAAAATAACATCTTCAGCTGCCGCTACAGTAGTTAACGACTAATTATGGTTGAGGAATATGAAAATAAATGCACGGATTGGGTGTTCTTAAAAGAGCACCCATTAGTGCGTTTTACGGATTATCCATTATCAATGGTTCATATTACTGATGGCATAAATGTTAGAAGTAGAACTGTTGATGTTAAAAGTTGTCAAATAGATTTGGTTGGTAGACTTAAAAAAGAAGAAAAAATTCGTAATAGAATGTTTGTTGTATATCCGTTTAATAAAGATAAAGAACAAATTTATAGTATAACATATAACCCTATGAATTTTTCAGAAGTTAAAACAATAAGATTTGCTGAGATTGAAATAACCAAGGAAGAGTGGAATTTTATGATGAAACAAAAACTTAGAGAGCGAGAAGAAAATTACAAAAAATCACTAGAAAAAGAAAGAAGAGCAAACACAAATTACAAATACCTTTTAATTAGAAGATAATGAAAAATAAAGATTACAAAAAACTTAGTTTATTAAACTATGAAGGTGATGTACTTAAAGCATATCATATCCCACTAGCCAAAACTTTTCTTGTTGTTGATGACCATGGTCATATTGTTGAGTCATGTTCTAAAAAAGAGTTGATTGATTTCCTAGAGGGTAGGAAAGAAATAACTACCAGCTATGGTAAAACATATAACTTTACCAAAGAACATGAAGGTGCAAAAAGAAGCCCAGAAGAAATTAACGAATTTTTAAAATTGCAAAAAGATGAGTAATGTAACTATAAGTAAAGAAAAATTACAAAAATTGTTAGACAATTTTTATGAAGTTTGCAACTTATGTGATGAAATGGATATCTATGAGTTTGAAGAAGGTGATGAATCTATGCAAGAGATGAAAAAATGGGCTAAAGATACTTTTGGTAGAAAAATTGATAAGGACAATTATGAATAATTTAGATGGTTCAGAATTTATAGATGATGATTTATGGGACCATTATAGTGGTTTACCTAGCCCAGCGTGGTATCAACACATAAAAGAACAAAATGAAAAAGATAATCATGATAATAGCATTCCTAGCGGAAATGCTGATAAACAAATTTAAACGTAAAAGAAAAAGTATATGGGATTTGTAAACAACCTAGATAAACAATACACAGACCTACTCAGAGATATCCTAGAAAACGGTACACGTAAGGGTGACCGTACTGGGACTGGAACAATTTCACTATTTGGAAGACAAATCAGACACAAAATGTCAGAAGGATTTCCACTTCTAACTACAAAGAAAATGCCATTCAAAACAATCGTAACAGAACTTCTTTGGTTCTTACGAGGTGATACAAACATCAAATACCTTGTTGATAATAATTGTCATATTTGGGATGGAGATGCTTATAAGAATTTTATCAACCACCCTGATTATAAAGCCGAGTCTGTCGCTGATTTAATGAGGTCACAAGCTGGTCAATTGGCAAAATGCTCAACACAAGAAGAATTCATAAACAGAATCAAAACTGATGATAAATTTGCTAAGAAGTGGGGTGAATTAGGTCCAATTTATGGTAAGCAATGGAGAAAATGGAGTGTTTTACCTGATAAGTATGGTGCTTACAATCGTAACCCCATTGACCAAATCCAAAATCTAATCAACGACCTTAAAACAAATCCTGACTCAAGACGATTAATGGTCAACGCTTGGAATGTTGGTGAATTAGACCAAATGGTTCTTCCACCTTGTCATTATGGATTTCAAGTTTATACAAGAGAGTTGAGTTTGGATGAAAGAAATGATTTGCTTTACAAAAAAATAGGTGGTGAACATAAAAGAGAAAATTGTTTTAGTGATGAAGAGTTTGAAAGAGAGACATTACAAGATTGTAAAGCTTTTAACATTCCAACCAGAGCAATCTCTTTAATGTGGAATCAACGTTCAGTAGATACTTTCTTAGGTTTACCATTCAACATTGCTTCTTATGGATTGTTATTGGAGATAATTGCAAAAGAAGTTAATATGGTACCCGATGAATTGATAGGTAACTTGGCTGATGTACATTTGTATTCAAACCATGTGGACCAAGCCATGGAACAAATTGGTAGAGATTTAACCGATGAGGAAAGATACAACATTTGGTTCAACAACAATTATGAAACTGGTATGGAGAGATATTTTGACCCTAACAATTTACCAGATTTTGACAATGAGTATTATGAACCAACACCTAAACGAACAAGAGAACCTTTTCCATTACCTAAATTAACATTTAACCCTATATTCTTAGCCAACCTAGAACATAAAGGGTTTGATGAAGCTATAAATGGTGAAGTTAATTTTCAATTAGAAAACTATCAATCACATTCAATAATTAAAGCACCACTTTCAAACTAGTATGATATTTATTTATAAAATATCATTATGTTTGAAGCAATTAAAAATCTTAAACCAGCACATAGATTTCAAGCCTTTTTGGTTGTTGTAATCTTATCAACATTATCATCAGTTACAACAGCTTACTTGTCAACAGATGATTGTAGTGGATTAGCTAACCAATACAATGTATTGATTAAAAACTACACTGAGACATTGTCATTAAACAATCAGTTGGTTTCTGACAACAATCAGAAACAAAAAGATTTTATGTTGATAAAGAAAATGTTGGATAGTTTAAACATGGTTGAACCTGAAATTGTTAAAAAAACAACAATAAAAAATAAAACAGATAGGCCTATTGTTCATCACACTGTTAGAGATAATCATTTAGTTGATAGTGTTATGGTGGCAACATCGCCATTAGAAGTTGAAACTAGAAGTAGTAAAACTATAACGACTGAAACAACAGTAAGCAAAATAGGTGATAAACACAAATCAATTTTAGGTAATGTTTATGACGTATTAAAAAAACACGAAAAACAATAAAAAACACCCAAAAGGGTGTTTTTTTATTTTAAAGAATATTTATAGTTAAAAACTTAATATGCCAACTACAAATAATCTTAACCAATTTTTGGTACCAGCTCAAGACGCTTTTTTATATCAATTAGTCTATAACAAAGTATATGGTGGTAGAACAGGTTGTACTGTCAACATTAACGGCACGACAGTTCAAATGGGTGCAAATTCTTCAATCGATATATTAGTGGAAACTATAAGTGGTGGTACTGGATGTTTGGTATCTGGTGACAAACCAAATGTGTATGGTGATAGTCCTCAATACAAATATGTTCCACAAACTTTTGTTTCCGTATGGGATACCAGAAGAACAAGTACTGGTAGTAGCACCGCAACACAAGTTAGATTGCCTTTAATTTCAACAGGTACGTATAATTTTATTGTTGATTGGGGTGATGGGAGTACAGATAGAATAACTGTATGGAATCAAGCTCAAACTACTCACACATATACTAGAGCTGGTGTTTATCAATTAACAATAACTGGAACATTGTATGGTTTTACATTTTACAATGGGAGCACTGGTGTTGGAGATAGACTTAAATTGTTAACAATTTTTAAATGGGGGACTGGTTTTAGATTAGGAAACAATGCTGGTTATTTTTGGGGATGTGAAAATCTTCAATTAAGTGAAGTTGAAGATGTGTTAGATTTAACCAACACAACGCATTTTGGTAGTATTTTTAGAGATTGTTTTAATCTTACAACCGTAAACAGGATAAATGAGTGGAACACGTCAAACATTACCCTTATGGGTGGTGTTTTCTTAAACTGTGTTAGATTTAACCAAGATATTAGTAATTGGGATACATCTAATGTAACTGACATGGTCCTTATGTTTTCTTGTGCTGGAAGCCTTAGAGGTGTGTTTAATCAAAATATTGGAAATTGGAATACAAGTAAGGTTACAAATATGCAGCAAATGTTTTCTAACCAACCTAACTTTAATCAAGATATATCAACAAAAGTTGTTACTAGAGCAAATGGTTCATCGTATGTTGCTTGGGATACATCTAATGTGACTACCATGAATTTTATGTTTGGGTGTGGTGCTGGTATTAGAGGTATGTTTAATCAAAATATTGGAAACTGGAATACTAGTAAAGTTACAAATATGGCTTCTATGTTCCAAAACCAAGTTGAGTTTAATCAAGATTTATCAACAAAAGTTGTTACCGTTGGTAATTCAACATATATCGCATGGAGTACGACCAATGTAACAAACATGACGTTTATATTTGGTGGTGGTGAAAGAAATGGTAAATTTAATGGAAATGTAACTAATTGGGATATTAGTAAAATTACTAGTATGCAAGCTTTATTTGCGAATAAAATTGATTTCAATCAAGATATATCAACAAAAGTTGTTACCGTTAGTGGTTCATCTTATATTGCTTGGAACACAACGAACGTAACTATTTTAACCTCATTATTTTCGTGTTCAGTTAATTCTGGTAATTTTAACCAAAATATTGGAAATTGGGATACTAGTAGAGTTACATCTATGTCCTTTATGTTTAATGGTCAACCTAAATTTAATCAAGATATATCAACAAAAGTTGTTACCGTTAGTGGTTCATCGTATATTGCTTGGAACACAGCTAGTGTGACTACTATGGATTCAATGTTTAATTCTGTAGTTGTTGACGGTGAGTTTAATCAAAATATTGGAAATTGGAATACTGGTAGGGTAACAAGTATGAATCAATTGTTTACTGGACAGCCTAATTTTAATCAAGATATATCAACAAAAGTTGTTACCGTTAGTGGTTCATCATATGTAGCTTGGAACACGTTGAGTGCTACTAGTATGAGTTTCATGTTTTTTACTTATGGACCAACATTTAATAGATTGTCTGGTACTTTTAATCAAAATATTGGAAACTGGAACACTAGTAGAGTAACAACCATGGCCTCTATGTTTGTTAATCAAGCTAATTTTAATCAAAACATAGGAACAAAACAAGTTACAGTTAGTGCGTCGACTTATTCTGCTTGGACTGTTTCTGCTGTTACTAGTATGTTTGATATGTTTTATATTCACAATCCTACCACAACTGGTGGGCTTGCTGGCTCATTCAATAACAGTGGTTCTACATCAATAAACAATTGGGACGTTAGAAGATTAAGTGCTGCTACAGATATGTTTAACTATCAAATAGGTTTTAATCAACCCATAGGGAATTGGAATATAAGTGGTGTTACTAATTTTAGTTCTACTGGTAGCACTATAGGAACTGAAGGTTTCATGTTTGGTAAAACTAGCAACGATTATTCTAGTGCAAATTATGACGCATTGTTGATTGGATGGGCAACAAGAAATGTAAGACCAAACCAATTATTAAACATGGGTACAATAAAATATTCTAGTGCAGCCGTTTCAGCTAGAAGTGTATTAACATCGGCACCTAACAATTGGACAATAATAGATGGAGGGTTAGTATAATGACATATTTTTTAGCACATAATTCAATAGACGTGTTTCACCATGGTGAACTTAATGAAGACCAAGTTATATCTACTGGTCAGCCAAACTTGGAATATTTTGATAATTTAAAAGCGTTAGAGGAAAGGCTGGCCGAATTTGGTATTATTTGTAATGAAAACGAAACACCAATATTACCTCAGATTAATAATTGTGAGGATGAAATGGAAGTACCAGACCCAAGTTAATATGCATTTTTTTAATGTATTTATAAAACAAATGAAAAAATAACTATATTTATAAGAAAAGAAAAATTATGCCAAAAAATAATGATGTATATAGCGTAATTGTACCAGCTCAAACTCCAAATTTGACAGCACACACTTACTCTACCATTTATGGTGGTTCTTCTGGTTGCACCGCTGTAATTAATGGTGTAACTGTTAGTGTTGGCGCGGCTTCTTCTTTTGATTTGACAATCAGAAGTATAAGTGGTGCTACAGGATGTTATTTACTAGGTGACAATAAAAACGTATATTTAGGTTCACCTAATTTATAGTAATCAATAAGATATTAAACAAAAAATAAAACTATGGAAAGAAATTTTAGAATCAACCCAGTTGGTCTTAAAGGAAATGAAATCAACGAGCGTATGAAACAACTTATGGGTGTAACACCTATAAACGAAGGTTTATCTCGTTCAACAGTTGAATTAACCAAAATTGGTCCAGATGGTAAAGCATATGGTATTGTAAGAGAAAATCATGAATATTACATAAAAGTATCTGACAAGACCGAAAACCTTACTGTTGAGGACTTTAAATACATTGGTGGTCTTCAAAATAAAAAATCAGAAGCGTATCCATCATATGCTAAAGCTACTAAACACTTAAACTTAAAATTTAACTCTATTTGCGAATCATTTGATATTGTGAATACATTCAACGTATTTGTTGATGATAACTTGTTATCTGAAGGTGCTGCTAAAGAAGCTACTAAACACATTACAGATGCTAAGGGTAAAGAGTTAGGTGGTAAAGTAAAAGAAGAAGGTGGTGATAACTTGGCTGAGAAAAAAGTCATGGATGAATTAGAAGAAGTTACTCTTACTGAAGATGAGTTAGCTATTGACGCTATGCTTAACGAAAGTGATGAAGAAGACTTGGATGAGTCAGCTCAAGGTGAAGTTGGTGCATATGCTCATGAAAAATCTAAGAAAAAAGACAAAGAAAAAGATGAAGATGAAAAAGACTTAGACGAAGCTGAATCTAAAAACAACCCATGGGCTATCTGTACCGCTAGTGTTGGTCGTGAAGACAAAGAAAAATACGAAGCGTGTGTTAGAGACGTTAAAAAACAAAAAGGTGTTAAAGAAGAATTAAAAGGTGGTCAACACAAAATCGATGCTAATAAAAATGGTAAGATTGATGGTGAGGATTTTAAACTTCTTAAAAAAGGTAAAACCAATGAAAACATTGATGACCAGATGTCTACTGACGAATTAATGGATAAACTAGATAATATGTCAGCTAAAGAATTGTTACAATTGTTAGGTGATGCTGGTAGAGACTTGAAAAATGTAATTGCTAGAAAATTATCTACAGGTATGGATAAAGCTAGAGATTTTTTTGATAAGCAATATCCAGATGTTAACGAAGAAATGACTGACAAACAAAAGAAATTTGCTGCTTTGGCCGAACCTAAAGATAAAATCACATATGCTGATAAAATTGCTGGTGCTACCAAAGATGAAGCTATGACACTTGAAGAAATTCAAGAGGCGATTGCTGATTTAAAAAAAAAACTTTAAGCGAAGCTAAAAAATATAAATTGAAGTTGGATAAACCAGCGTCAGAGGCTCCTATTGCCCCTGCCCCTGCTCCAGCTGAACCTACAACCGAACCAGCTGATGAAGCTGGTTTTGGTGATTTTGGGGGTGAGGAAATGCCAGCAGAACAACCAACTGGGGATGAAGCACCAGCAAACGATATGCCTGATTTTGAAAAAGAACCATTTGACGCTGGAGTTGATGCTGATGAGGAAACTGACCCTAAAAAATTTATTGAGCAATTAAGTGGTAAATTAGGTCAGTCATTAAGACAGTATACCAAAGACCAAGGTCAACCAGATTTTGAATTGGAAAAATTCGCAATTAATTCAGTTATTTCAGCAACAAACACTGCTGATATGGATGAAGAAGATAGAAATGATATTATCAAAAAAATAGAAAAATCTGGTGAAGATGAAACACAAGACTTTGGAGATGATAATCAAGCTGGCGCCGACGCTGGAGATGATTCTTTCGGTGGACCCGATAACGGGGCTGGTAATGCTGATGAGTTTGATTTTTCATCTGATGAAGAACCAGTTCAAGAAGGTAAATTTATGCTTGACAAAACAAAAAAACTAAGCATCTTTGCACCTGAGGGCAGTGAAGAAGCAAAATTTAAACACATAAATGAAATGAAAGAAGGTTCAAACAATTACATGTTCTGGCAAAATTTAAAAACTATTGTACATGCCGCATCTGAATTATTAAAAATGGATTGTGACCAAGTTGATACATTGTTATCAGATGGTCATGGTTGGGCTCTTGACCACATGGCTACATCCGCTGATGACGTTGAAGAAGTGTATCACTTTGTTGAAGGTCGTTTAAACGATACCCATGAGGATTCTGGTGAAGAAATGGATTATTCAAAATGGGCTCAACCAATGAAATTAAACCAACCAGTTACTGTGTCTAAAGACTTAGCTTATCACTTAACTAACGAAATCGCGTTGGGCGAATCTATTTTCAGATATGGTTCTGAAAAATTCCAAAACCTTGTTAAAGAAGTAAGACAATTAAAAGCTAAGGGTCTTATTGATTTGAATGAAAATGACCAATTTATCGTTGAAGATTATGACAACGGTTTTGTTGTGATTGGTGAAAACAAAGTTAAATTAAATACAATCTTTGAAGAATTTGATGCTGAGACAATCAACGAAGCTGAGTATCAAGGTAAAAAAGTACAGTTAGGTAAGCCTAAACGTGGTGGTTCTAAAAAATTCTACGTTTATGTGAGAAATCCTAAGACTGGTAAAGTTAAAAAAGTATCATTTGGAGCTCAAGGTGGTGGTGGTAACTTAGCGGTTAAATTAAAAGACCCTAAGGCTAGAAAAGCATTTGCTGACAGACACAACTGTAAGGCTAAAAACGATAAAACAAAAGCTGGGTATTGGGCATGTAGATTGCCTAGATATGCTAAATTATTAGGTTTATCAGGTGGTGGTACTTGGTGGTAAAATTTATAAACCATGGGAAGAATAGAAAAAAATAAAAAGTTATTAATTGAGCGTAAAAACCGTCAAGTTCTAGGCAAACCAGAAATGGATTGTCCAGAACCAACTCAAAATTTAGAATTAAATACTGAAAACAGAGACGCCGCTATCAAAGAAGACCATATTCAATATGGTCCTTTGAATGTTGACGAACCAGCTGATTTCTGGGAAAAGATTGCTGACCATTGGAATACCAGTGTTGAAGCGGCTCAGAAGTCTAAATGTGGTAATTGCGTGGCATTTGATATTTCACCTAGAATGGACGATTGTATGCCAGGTCCTATTTCTGACGATGATGGTAGATTAGGATATTGTTGGATGCACCATTTTAAATGTCACTCAGCAAGAACATGTAGAACATGGGCTAAGGGTGGTCCGATAGAAGAAGACTCAGTGTCATATAAATGGCAAGAAAAAAACAAAAAGTAATATGAAACCATATAGCGAAATAGAAAAAGGGAACATAGTAAGACGCACATTTTCAGACAACGTACCTGAGAGTGAGTTGGTGTGGCATAGAGACCATGAGGATAGGGTTGTTTTACCATTAAACGAGAATGATTGGATGGTTCAATTTGATAATGAATTACCACGAAAACTTGTTGTTGGTGAAGAATACTTTATACCTAAAAATACTTTTCATAGAGTTATAAAGGGGTCTGGTGAATTGCAAGTTGAAATCATAAAAACTGATTTTAACGAAGTTATTGAAGAAGGTGATAAGAAAGCTAAAAGAGACGCTTGTTATCACAAGGTAAGAGCTAGATATGATGTATGGCCATCTGCTTATGCTTCTGGTGCTCTTGTTAAGTGTCGTAAGGTTGGTGCTTCTAACTGGGGTAACAAATCAAACGAGACTGAAGACATAGGTAAAAGCGGTAAAAAACAGTTTAAAAAAGACTTACAAAAAGACCCAGATTACTTAAAATATAAAGACAGCGATAATGAGTTTGGTGTACCAAATGTAACAACAGATGACCCATTTATCAAAAAAGGAAGATACACTAGAGTTGGTAAAGAAGACTTAGATGAATTAACAGTTTATGAAGCTAAAAAAACTGATTTCTCAAAAGAAAAATCGCAAGGTCTTCATGGATGGTTTTCTAGAAAAGGTGGTGAAGGTTCTAGCGGTTGGGTTGATTGCAACACATGTAGAAAAGACCCAGATACTGGTAGAAAGAAATGTAAACCATGTGGAAGACAAGAGGGTGAGAAAAGAAAATACCCAGCATGTCGTCCAACACCGTCTGCATGCGGTACAAGAGGCAAGGGTAAAAAATGGGGTAAAAAAAGTACCTCAGAGGGCTTGAATATCTCAGAAAATTTTAGTATATTTGATAAAGACTATTTAAAAATGAGATTACAAGAAACATTTAACCACGAAGAACCGTTGGTATTACCAGCTGAACCTAAAACTAAACCTAAGGAATCTCCAATGGTTCAACCATCAAGACGCAATAAGCCTTTCTTACCTGAAAGAGAAACGCAACCAGACCCAAAAGCTGAAAACTAATGGATAAATTGTATTTGATATATGTGAATTATGTTGGAAAGGATTATAAGGGTGATTACCTTTATGAGTTTATTTTTTCTGATACAACAGAAGATATAGACGGCGATGAATGGGATACGTATCCAGCGTCTGGTAGACCTCAACCACCACATGAATCATTTATAAAAAAAGTTGGTAGACTTGAGTCTGAGTTAATGTTAGATGTGATTCAAAATAGTGATACATTTGCTGTTTGGGATGCAATAGACGGGGTAATCGCTTTGGCTTGGGAAAACATTGACGATTATGAAACATACCCTGAAAAAAGAATTTGTTTTAAATTTGGTGAACCTATTTCTAGTGTTGAAGATAAGTTATACGAAAAAGACCTAATATTGAATTATAATATAAGCAAACATGAGCACAAAAAATAAAATTAACGAAGAAGAAAAATTTAAAATCCATGTTGATAAAAAAACGTTGGGTGATGCTAACAAAACAAAAGAGTTAGCTATGCTTAAAAAGAAAAATCCAAACATAGAATTTGATTTAGAACCACCTACTTCACAAAGTAGTGTTATTAGTTCTAGTTCTATGATGGAACAACCAGAAGCTATCATTCAACCACAAGACAAAGCCACTATTAAATATCTTTCAAATGTTAAACACCCTGAGACTGGTGAAATAGCACAACCATTTAACATTTCAGATAAAAAATATCAGATGGTAAGAGGAATGACACCTGATAAAAATGTTGTGTTGGGTGTTTATTGTTTTGATGAATTAAACGAAGATGGTAGCAATAAAATCTACCATGTTGATGAATTTGAAAATAAAGTAGCAAAACCAATGCTTGAAAGAGAAAAGTTAACAACTGAAAGTGAAAACAAATCTTCACAACCTGAGAGTCTTAATCTTGGTGAATACAAACACTTCATTGTAAATGAAAAAAGTGGTAAGTTTAAGAAATTTAAAACTATCCCAGAATTAGCCGCTACTACTATGCTTGAAGATGAGAGATATATGGGGTTACAAGAATTTAAAAAATTCTTTGAAACTAGAGTATTTGGTGCGCCTAAGAAAAAAGAATTGACTGAAGTTGGTATGACTGGTCAAGAAGGTGAAGAAGAAATGACAATTAAAGCTCAGAAACTTATGGGCCTTATTCAAAAAAGAATCCCATCAAATATTATCGATACCATTAAAACAAACAAAATTGCTCAAAGAGAAGTAATTGCTGCATTTGCCGAGTTAATCGGTGTACCTAGAAATGGTCTTACTGGTCTTGTTCAAGGTATTAAAGATTTAGCTAAGACTGGTACTCAACCTCAACAACAAGTTGCTGAAAGTAGAGTGGTAAAAACAATAAAGAAAAAAGACATAAAATAATTTATGAGTAATTATAGAAAAATAGCTGAACAAGCATTATTAAAATCACTTAACAGAAACAAACCCACATTAAATGAGGGTGTTGTTTATGGTGATAATATATCTGAAAGAATGCATCCTCAGTTAGAAAAAGAATTAGCTGAAAGAAAACACTCGTTGGGGAAACACCCAGCAATACCTGAGGGTGATGAAAATAACTTTGAACAAAAGATAATGGGTAAACGCTTTAGTGAAGTTGTTAACCGTTATAAACGCGCATTTGATGTTGACGAAATTAATAATGAGCAATTATTGAGTCAAATGATGCCTATGGTACATGAAACCATGGCCTTAGAAACAAAACACAAAAAAGCCTTGGAAGAATTGGCTGAAAGAATGATTAGAGAAGAATATGACATGGCTGAAGATGTTGTTGAAATTAAAGCAAAATTATCACCAACCGTTGTATTAGAGGGCACCAAAAAACACCCAACACCTAAAGCCAACGATTATCAATTTGAAAGCCATGAAGATATGGTAAACGCTAAAGAAGAGGTTTACAAAAGACGTTTTTTAAACGCAATGATTCAAGGTGCTGCAAAGAAAACAAACCACATGTTCCACATGGTAGACGAAGAGTTAACCAATATGGACCCTCGTTTGTTGAATAGGTATTCTAAAGTTATGTCAGCGGCTGATTATATGTACTACGTAATCCCTAAAATGGATAATGGTACCAGTGGCGGTGTGGTTAAAGTTACATTCCCAACACCTGAAAACCCTAAGGCTGTTATTGAAGCTGAAGCCATGGTATTTCCAGTTCTTATTCATGAATTGGTAAAAGGGGTAATGGAATTATTGTCAGCTCACGGTTTGCCTAAAGATAAAAAATTAGGTGATTATGTTGTTGATAAAGCGGATTTCTTAGCCGCAGAACCATGGGATATGAGAATAGGTCCAGCTTTGTGGGATAGGTTTACTGATTGTATTGATGGTGATGATTTCCATTTAAAACATCATTTGTATATGGAGTTAGCTTCAATGCCAGTAAAAGAATTCAACGATAACATGAGAGAAATTTTAGCTGGTACCAACAAGGGTAAAAAAATTGTAAAAGAAATACTAGATAACGTTAAAAATGAACTACAAGAAGAAGAATTTGAAAGTGCCATTAATGAGTTAAACACAACTGAAGAAAAAAATTATTTTACGTTAGATGAAATAATGTTTGGTAATGATTTTGAGATTGATGAAGATGACGATGACACTTATGATATTGACGATTTACTATAAGATAAGGGGCTAACAAGCCCCTTATTTATTTTAAAACCTTTATTTTACTGGATTTCAGCATATTTATTATAAAAAAGAAATAGATATGCTAACAGCACAAGAAATATTTAAAGAATATTCTAAGTGTCTCATGAATCCAATTTATGCGATTGAGACATACTTGGAAACGTTCGATAAGACGCAAGAAGGGTTTGTTCCCTTTAAACTATTTCCTAGACAAAAGGAGATTATAAACGCATACGAAAAGAACAGATTTAACTTGGTGACAAAACCAAGACAAGCTGGGGTTTCTACCACAACAGCAGCATATATGGCGATAAAAGTTGGATGGGCCGACGAGGATAACCCAGAAGCGGTTCTTATCATCGCCAACAAACAAGAATTGGCCTTCGAGTTCTTGGCCAAGATTAAAGACTTTTTATCTCAGTTACCTAGATGGGTTTGGGGTCATGAATATTATGGTAACCCTAAAAACGAGGGTAAATCAATTTTCCTTACCGATTCTAAAAAAGAAATTAAGTTACCTAACGGTAGTCGTGTTAAAGCAGTTGCAACATCTAAGGATGCTTTGCGTGGTTTTACACCAACCTTCCTTATCATGGATGAGGCTGCGTATATTGACAACGGAGCTGAGGTATTTGGTGCCGCTCTTACCGCATTAGGTACTGGGGGTAGAGCTACACTTATTTCTACACCTAACGGTATGGACCCATTATACTACAAAACATATGACCAAGCAAGAACCAAAAAGAACAATTTCAACATTATTGAAATGAAATGGTATGAAGACTTGCGTTACAACAAAGACTTGAGATGGGTTAAGGGTGATGATATTGAAAAAGAAATATATTTTACTTTTGAATCCTATCAAAGAAGAATTGCAGATGGTTGGAAACCCACATCAAGCTGGTACGAAGAGATGTGTATGGGTATGAACAACGATGCCCGTATGATTGCCCAAGAGCTTGATGTATCGTTTATTGGTTCTGGGGGTAATGTGATTAGTGAAGAATTTATCGAATACCACGAGAAAAACAATGTGTTGGAACCTAAGATAACCATGGGTCTTGAAAATGAGATATGGATATGGGAAGAACCACAGGAAGGACACCAATACATTATGGGTGTTGACGTTTCTAGAGGTGATGGTGAGGATAGTTCTACGATTGTAATAATTGATTTTACGACCATGGAACAAGTAATGGAGTATCAAGGTAAGATTCAACCAGACTTATTGGCTCAAATCGTTGAGGAATACGGTGAATTGTATGAGGCCTATACTGTTGTCGATGTTACTGGTGGTATGGGTGTGTCAACAGTTCTTAAATTACTTGAATTTAATTATAAGAGATTGCACTACGATGACGCAACTGGTAAAATTTTATCGGCTAGACAAAGAGAATTAAATAGCCATTTGAAGAAGGATAAAATCCCAGGATTTCACGCAACAAATGTTCGTGTACCGATGATTTCAAATTTGGAATATAAAATTAGAACCAATGCTATCAAGATACGTTCTAGTCGCTTGACTTCAGAAATGAAAACATTTATTTATAAGAATGGTAGACCTGACCACATGGAAGGTTATCATGATGACTTACTTATGTCATTGGCAATGTGTCTTTGGGTTATGGAACACTCATTTAAAAAACTTGAAAGACTAGAGAAACAAAATAAAGCGATATTAAATAGTTGGCTTAGTGGTGCGAATGTTTCGTCAACACCAACGATTAGAGATAAAGACCCAAATACTGGGAATATTACACAGAAAATAAACCCCACACATACTGCATATAAAAATGTTCAAGACCCTAGAGGTCAGTATTCGTGGTTATTTGCTAAACCAAGATAAAATGGCAATAGATAGAAGAACTGTAGGTAACACAGCACCTAAAAAAAATGTGTTTGTTAGAAAAACAGGTGGTTTTGATGTATATAAATGGTCACCACAACCAAATAATTTTCAAAGGAAAGTACAAGTACCAAAACCAGTATATTTTTGCACAGCAAAAGCTGGTACACAAGGTGAAGATAGCGTAACAACTTACGTTTATAATGTAATTATAGTTGACGGGGCTATTAATAAGATAGCTTATGTTGCTTGTAATTATGTTGTCTAAGTATTTAATTTCCAAGAAAAAACACTATATTAAAGATAAAAAATTATGGCAAAAGAAAATTTAACAATATTTCAAAGGTTAAACAGAGTTGTTAACCCTAATTACAATCCACCACAAAAACAAACCACACAACGTTTTAATTTGGGTGGTGGTGAGTTGCTTAAGACTACAAGCAAAGCTGAATATGAATCGGCTAAATTACAAGCACAACAAAATAAATACTTACAAAGCACATGGAAACGAGTTGAAAACGGTTTGTTTCAACAATCAATAAATTATGAAACAACTCGTGTTGGTTCTTATTCTGATTTTGAAGCCATGGAGTTTTACCCGACAATTGCTGCTGCGTTGGATGTGATGATGGAGGAATCTACCACGGTAAACGATAGAGGTAGAGTGCTTAATATTTATTCAGATAGCAAGCGTGTTAAGGGTATTCTTGAGGATTTATTTTTTAACAGACTAGATTTACACACTACGTTACCAATGTGGGTTAGAAACACATGTAAATATGGTGATAATTTTGTCTACTTAAATATCAATGATAGACAAGGTATTGTATCCGCAAAACAAATGCCTAACTATGAAATGGAGCGTAGAGAAGCTGGGTTATATGATTTGGTTAGTGGTAGAGAATATTCTGATAACCAAGATGAAAATAAAGACAGAGTAAAATTCTATTGGAGAGGTCGTGATATTGAATTTAACTCATGGCAAATCGCCCATTTCCGTTTGTTAGGCGATGATAGACGTTTACCATACGGTACCTCGGTGTTAGAAAAAGCAAGACGTATTTGGAAACAACTTATCTTATCTGAAGACTCTATGCTTGTATATCGTGTAACTAGAGCACCAGAAAGACGTGTATATAAAATATATGTTGGTAACATTGATGATGCTGACGTTGAACAATACGTGAACGCGATTGCTGATAGATTTAAGCGTATGCCAATTATTGACCCTCAAACTGGACAAATTGACTTGAGATATAACCAATTATCAAACGACCAAGATTTCTTTATCCCAGTTAGAGATGAGAGCGCTCCGAATCCAATTGATACGTTACCAGGTGCTGCCAATTTGGACCAAATTGCAGATATTCAATACTTACAAGGTAACTTATTTACTGCTTTGCGTGTTCCTAAACCATTCTTAGGTTTTGAAGAAGCAACTGGTGAAGGGAAAAATCTTGCTTTGCAAGATATACGTTTTTCTAGAACCATAAACCGTATTCAACAATCTATGCTTCAAGAGTTAAACAAGATAGCAATTATTCATTTGTTTATTCTTGGATTTGAAGAAGATTTAGATAATTTTACGCTTACACTTAATAATCCATCAACACAAGCGGAAATGCTTAAAGTTGAACACATGCAAACCAAAGTTACTCTTGTTAAAGATTCTGTTACTGATATCGGAAATGGTTTTGGTGTTATGTCTTGGACCAGAGCTCACAGAGAAATATTGGGTTGGTCTGACGATGAAATCAAACAAGACTTACTTGAACAACGTATGGAGAAAGCCGCTGCTGCTGAATTACAAAATACAGCCGCAGTTATTAAACATACTGGTATGTTTGATGCCGTTGATAAAATATACGGTGATTACCAAGCCGCTCTTAAAGGCGCTGAAGGTGGTGAAGCCGCTGGCGGAGAAGCTGGTGGCGGAGGCGGAGGCTTCGGCGGTGGTGGTCTAGGTGGTGAAGATTTAGACTTTGGAGCTGAGGGTGGTGCTGAAGGTGGTGAAGAAGCTGCTGGTGGTGAAGAAGCTGCTGGTTTTGGAGGTGAAGCTGGTGCCGCTCCTGAGGCTGGTGCCGCTCCTGAGGCTGGTGCAACACCTGAAGCTGGTGGTGAAACACCAGAAGGTTTAGCTGAATCACTTAAAAAAACTGAAAAAGTCTTAACAGAAAGAAAAGAATACTTGGCTAAAAAGTTAAATGAAAGGAACCAAAAATATCAAAAAAGATTTGTTGATGTATTGGTGGAATCTGTTAAGGAAAAAAACGGAAATGAAGATGTTAGTGTTAAAATATATGACAAGAACGTTAAAATTAACGAAGACGTTAACAATATGATAAATGACATAAATAAAATGTTGGATGAATAAGTATTTTGCTTTAAAACTTCATATTTATTAATAAAAATTAGTTATGCAAAATTTTGGAAAAATAAAAAACGCTTTTAGTGAAATTTTGGCCGAGGGAATAGCTTCAAACGATGTAGCAAAAAAGAACTTGTTCAAAAAATATGTTAAGACACTTAAAGAAAGCGAAATATTAAAAACACAATTTTTGGTTTACGAAAATATTGAAAACGTGGTAGAAAATGACCAGTTTTCAGCTAACTTGATTGTTAATGAAAATTTATCATTATTAAACAAGTTCAAGAAAAAAGACATCTTAAAAGAAAACCAAAAATTAATTGAACTGTCTGATGAAGTTAAAGCTAAATTAGATGAGTCATATGAAGAAAGAATATCAAATTTACATGAGTCATTAAGTAGTTTATTGTTTTTAGATAAATCAGCTAAGACTGTAAATGAAATCGCTAAGAATACAAAGAATGTTTTGGATTACATCACAACTAATAAAGTTAAAACAGTTGATGAGTCTTACGACGTCCCTAATAGTATGCTTAGCTCAATTCTTGTTGAGAAATACAACGAAAGATATTCTGATTTAACAGAATCAGAAAAAGAAGTAATCAAAATTTTAATTGAATCAACGGATGAACAAAAAATTGAGTTGTATTCAAAAATTTCAAACGAATGTATCGATTTAATTGATTCTAAACTAAATGAATCTGATTTGGAGACAAAAGACAGATTATTAAGAGTTAAGGATAAATTGTTGAGAACAAGAGTTAAAATTGATGAGGATTTTTCTAAAAACATATCAAAATTAGTTGATTTAAAAAAAACCTTAGATAACGAATAAAAAAACCAATAGTTTATGGACAAGTTTCAAAATATAGCGCCTAGCGAAAATATCTTAAAATTAAGAAAACTAACAGAGCAAATTTGTTCTGTTGAACCAAAGGATGAGTGTCTGATGAATGAATTAAAATTGATTATTGATAAAGGGACTGAAGCTATATTATCGTCTAAAACTGAAAGAACAAAATTGAAATATTACGAAAATATGTTTTTAGAAATAAAAAAACTTATAGATTAAAATTTATAAACAATGGCAGAAAATAAAGACACTTGGGCTGATTACAGTAAATTAGTATTGAAAGAGTTGGAACGTTTAAACGAGAATCATGAAAAAATGCGTTCAGATTTTGATTCTAGACTTAATGAAATGAATCTTAAATTAAATGATGTTAAGGGTATAGAAAAAAGTGTAAATCAAAATAGTGAGTGGATTCAAAAGGTAAATGATATTTGGTCACCAGTACAAATGAAAGAAGCTAAAGACGAACTTTATAGACAAAAAAATCGTTGGGTAGCGGTTATCGCTATCATGAGTTTCATTCAAGTAATAATGGGTGTTATATTATCACTTTGGGGTAAAATTTAATTTGACTTTTACCAGGTAATTTCTTATATTTGTATAAAATACAAACATATGAAATCAGGAAAACAAATTAAGATGGAAAATTACAAAAATTACAATATAACCTACGGTTGTGTTGACAACAAGAACCCTAAATCTGTCTTTATAAACATCACAGCATGGGTAGAACCATTATCAGAAGAAGAAGAGGATTATAATAAAATTATAAAATCTCTTAACAAAAAAATTAGACAATCAGTTTATAACTTTTTGTCAACCAATAACACAACTTCTTTTGTTAAAGATAAAACAATAGTTGATTTGGACCTTAGGGAATCTGGAATCAAATTTGGAAAAAGAAGTTTTATGAGTTGTGAGGTTACTCTATTTCAAAATGAGGATAATAGTATCAACTCAGACATTGTTAAAAAAGGATTAAATTTAATATCAAATCTTGTAATAGATGAGATATTTGAAAACGATGAAGATTTTAAATATCATAAAAGAAAACAGTAAAAATTAAACCCAGCCCTTAAAAGCTGGGTTTTTTTATTTGATGAACATATTTATATCTATAAGAGTTTAATATTATGGATATAAATTATAAAGACTTTAGAATACTTAAGAGAGGTGAATCTGGTTGGGGTGGCCTTATTGAGCACGATGCTGGGTATATTAGCCCAGATGAACCTAGAAACCAACCATTCATCAACGAAATCAAAAAACTAGACGGTGGCAGCAAATTAGCCATAGTCGAGCCGTTAATCGTATATGTAGTACTTCAAAAATACGGAATCCTTAATCGTAACGGTAGGGTATATCCAGAATCAGTATTAAAAAAACAAGTTAATCTTTATCAAGAAGCAATTCGTGAGCGTAGAGCGGTTGGTGAATTAGACCACCCAGAATCTTCAATTATTGCTGGTGATAGAATTTCACATAATATTATTGAAACTTGGTGGGAAGGACAAACCCTTATGGGTAAGATGGAAATCCTTATGACTCCAGGTTTTATAAACTATGGTATTGTATCAACTAAGGGTGATGAGGTTGCAAACTTATTGAGAAACAGAATCAAGATTGGAGTTTCTTCTAGAGGTGTTGGTTCGCTTAAAGAAGGTAAAAACGGAGAACAAATAGTACAAGATGATTTTGAAATTATTTGTTGGGATGTGGTTACAGCACCTTCAACTCCAGATGCTTGGATTGGCCGTAGCGCTGAAGAAATGAAGCCATATGTTGAAAACACTGAAGTTAAAAAACCAATTATCAAAGAAACACTTAAGGATAACTTAGATAAATTTTTAGCTGATTAACACAAAATAATTAATTTTTTTAGCTAAAAAGTGATTTTTGCTAAAAACACACATATTTATTAACAAATGAGTTAACACTCACTATTTATCTAATAAAAAAATTATCTTAATTAAAAAGAAATGGCAGATAAAAAATCAATACTTGAAGAAGCCCTTTTGGATATCAATCATATTCAAAATGCTCTTAATGCTAATACCAAAGAAATACTTCGTTCGGTAGCGAAAGAAGAAATTAACGGTGTTGTGAAAGAGTCTCTAGAAGAAGAGATTTACGAAGAAGAAGAAGTAGAGGAAACTATGGATGAAGCTACTGAAGAAGTAGAAGAAACTATGGATGAATCTATGGAAGAAATTGAAGAAGGTTATATGGAAGAAGAAGGTGACCTTGAAGAAGGCGACCTTGAAGAAGAAAGCATGGATGAAGACATGGATGAACTTGATATGACTGACGCATCAGATGATGAAGTTATTGCTATCTACAAAAAAATGAGTGGTGATGATGAAATCGAAATTGTAGGCGATGAATTACGCTTAAACATTTCAGAACCAGGTGAATACGTTGTTAAACTTAACGGCGCTGACGAAATGGGTGACGAAGACATGGAAGATGAATTAGAATTGGAACCAGCTGACGATATTATGGGTGGTGACGATGAAGAAGACATGGACATGGATATTGAAGATACCGATGAAGAAGGTGACGAAGAAGATTTTGACTACGAAATCGAAATGGATGACGAGGAAGACATGGGCGACGAAGAAGACGACATGGAAGATGAAGAATCTATGGATGACGAAGAAATGGGTGACGAAGAAGAGGAAGAAGAAATTGAAGAATCTTTGGGATACACAAGAGGTTATGCTGGTAGACAAGGCGCTAGAAAAAATGGTGCTGCTCACTTACCAAAACCTAAATCTGAAAGTGTAAATGAAACAATCGCTGCAAAAAAATTAGTTTCTGAAACAGCTAAAAAATATAATGCTTTATTAACTGAAGCAACTAAACTTAAAGCTGAGAATAATGAATTCAGAGCAGCTCTTAAAGAGTTTAGAACAAAATTGGTAGAAACTGTAGTTTTCAATAGCAATTTAACTTACGTAACTAAATTGTTTATGGAACACTCAACAACCAAAGGTGAAAAAGATTCAATCCTTAAAAGATTTGATGATGTAACTAGCCTTAAAGAATCAAAAAAACTTTATAAAACTATTGCTAACGAATTGGAGTCTAGAAAACCAATTTCAGAATCAGTAGAAAATAAAATCATTAAAGAAGCTACTAGTGGTGTATCAAAACAAATTGTAGAAAGCACCGCTTATGTAGACCCTTCAACAAAGAGAATCATGGATTTGATTAACAGAGTTGAAAGAAGATAATAATAACAACCCAAAAAATAAAAACTTAAAAAACTATGTCACATTTATTGACTTCAGGACAAGTTGGTAACATCGGATTAAACCACATGAAGGCTATCCGTTTGGAAACCCAACAAAAATGGGACTCTTTAGGATTCTTAGATGGTCTTAAAGGTCACGTTAAAGAAAATATTGCTCAGTTATATGAAAACCAAGCTTCAAACTTGTTAACTGAGGCAACTAACGCTACATCATCTGGTTCTTTCGAGACTGTAGTATTCCCAATCGTAAGAAGAGTTTTCTCAAAATTATTAGCTAACGACGTAGTATCTGTACAAGCTATGAACATGCCAATTGGTAAATTGTTCTACTTTGTGCCTCTTACTTCAGAGCGTGTAAACGCTGCTGGTCAAGGTGGTGACCCATATGCTACAACTGCATCTAGTGATGTTTGGTCTACTAACCCAGTATACTCTGCTCACACTTCAATGGGTAACGAAGGTATTCCATCATGTGTTAAAGCTGCTGGTAGTACTTGTACTGTAACTCCATTTGCTGCTAAAAACTTGTACGATATATTCTACAACGATGGTTTATTCGATAACTCAAAAGGTACTCTTACAATTAAGACTGCTAGCCCACTAGGTGTTTACACTTTAGGTACTGACGGTGCTTTCAGTATTGTAACTGGTACTGGTACTACTTTACCTACAGCTGCTGACGGTTCTGTTAGAAGCGTAATTGTTGCTCTTTCTGGTTTCTCAGGTGGTGCAGGTTCTAACGGTAGAGAAGTGTTGACAGGTCCTGATGGAAACAACATGGATACTGAATCATTCTTAGCGTCTCTTCACGTAATCGCTGGTTCTACATTGTTAGACGCAGATGGTAACGCTGTTGTTGCTATCAACAAAGAAGTTCCATTCCGTCTTGTTACTCAAAGATACGGTGTTGGTATCGTTTCTGGTCCTAACGTTGTAACTGATGGTAACGGTGTATGTTGGTTAGAGTTAGATTTGACTCACCCAGTTGGTACTTCTGCTACTGCTGGTGCATCTTACCCAGGTACTGCAACTTATGATGGTTATGTAGGTGTTTCTGCAACAACATTCCCTTCATTCTCAGGTTTCAGTGCTGCATGGGCTGAATACGCAACATTAGAGTTCGAAACAGAAATGGGTGAAGTATCATTCAGACTTGATGAAGTTGTTGTTTCTGTAGAAGAAAGAAAATTAAGAGCTACTTGGTCTCCAGAGTTAGCACAAGACGTTAGTGCATTCCACAACATCGATGCTGAAGCTGAGTTGACAGCTATGTTGTCAGAACAAGTTGCTGCTGAGATTGACCGTGAAATCCTTAGAGATTTACGTAAAGCTGCTGCATGGCAATTGCGTTGGGACTACAACGGATGGAGAAAAACTTCAACTGCTGCTCAACCATATACTCAAAAAGAGTGGAACCAAACTTTAATTACTAAAGTTAACCAAATTTCTGCTCAAATCCATAAATCTACACTTAGAGGTGGTGCTAACTTCATCGTTGTATCTTCAGAGATTTCTGCAATCTTCGACGACTTAGAATACTTCCACGTGTCAGACGCTAACCCTGAGCAAGACCAATACAACATGGGTATTGAGAGAATCGGTTCATTAGGTGGTAGATATCAAGTATATCGTGACCCATATGCACCAGCATACTCAATCATCATCGGTCACAAAGGTAAATCATTATTGGACACTGGTTACATCTACGCTCCGTATGTACCATTACAGTTGACTCCAACAATGTATAACCCATTCAACTTTGCTCCAGTGAAAGGTATCATGACTCGTTACGCTAAAAAAGTGGTTAACAACAGATTCTATGGTCACTTGAGAGTTGATGGTGTACAAACCTTCAACATCAATGAATTAAGATAATCTAATCTTATATAAACTTAAAAAAGGCTACCAAACGGTGGCCTTTTTTATTTTATGAAATATTTATAGATATGAAAGAATTTATAAAAAAACTACTTAGAGAAGGGTTAGAAGAATTAACACCTGAGGAATTGGAACAAATAAATGTGATAGTTAATAGGGAAATGATTCAAGCCAAAGAACGAATAGAAGAATTAAAACACGAGTTAGATACAACTCATAAGGTGTTGGATTCAATATTAACAGCCATGGCTAGTGGTAAACTTGAAGGTGTTCCTACTGATTATGTTTTAAATATGAAAAAAGAAAAAGAGAATAGAATTCATCAATTAGAAACATACATAAACAATTGGGAAAAAACCGATAGACAAGAAATCTTTAATAGAGTTTCCACTCAGTACTTAGCTAACAAAAAATACGAACAAGAAAGACGTAAGGCTAGAGAGTCTAGAACATTTGGTAAAGAAGACATCATAAATTTATTTGTAGACGCTTTAGAGGGTGGTTCTAACTATTGGTATGAAATACGTCATTTACCTAAAGAAGTTCGATATAAAGCAAACGAAATGGGTGAATCGGTATCTGAAGCCATAGGTGAATATATTCTTCAAGGTGGTTATGTTCAATTTTATGATGCTGAGGAAGAATATGACGACGATGATTATCAAGAAAAATATTCTGATAAAGGATTATTGGGTACAGTTGATATGAACTCAATACTGGAAGCAATAACAATAATAAAAAAAGATTACCCAGAAGTTTGGGAAAATATACTTGATGAGCAATATGATGCTAACGATGCTGATATATTTTTACAGTTGTGTGTAATGGGTGAAGTGGTATTTGGATAAATAATAAAAGGGCCTAAGTTAGGCCCTTTTAATTTATATACGTTAACATGTTTAATTATTTATGCTTTTGTGCCGCAGTGACCGCAAAATTTGTGGTCTTTATGTAGTTTGGCACCACAGTTAGTACAATATACTTTAACTTTGATATCTTCGGCTGTGTTTATTTTTTGAGATACTGGAAGCAATTTAGCTTCTACAGTATGAAACGCAAACCATTCAAAGTCTTTGTTTACTGTTTTGAATTTTTGGTCAGAATGTGAACCTTCTTCAACTCTACCAGTTTCTATGGATTTAGACCTCTTAGCTTTTAGGTTTTTAGTTGGTTCTGGGATTGAAAGACTATCAAAAGTAACTTCACCAGATACGTTGCTAATAGTTGCCGATGCATTATAAAACGCGCTGGTAGAAATATCATTAGAAAAACTACTTCCTAATAAACCAGTTGTTGAATAAGTATCACCAATTGATGCTGTGCTAGTTGTAAATGTATCACACAATGGTGTGTTAGGTGCTGTACTTGAATTGTTAACATAACCACCAGAAATTGGGCTATCGTAACGGATAATACCTTGGTCACGATTTGGACCACCCCAAACATCTCTACCTCTAGTTAAACTACCAAATGTTAAAATTGGGTTTCTTGGTCTTGGTTTTGATTCTCGATAGAATTGAACCTTGAAGTCACCGTTGTTAGCTATTGCTTCGCGAACTTCTTGAGTATTAGAAACTTCATAGGTGTCAAACATAAATTTTTTGGCAACATCTAAGTATCTGTCTAGAAACACACGTTGACCTGGGTTCAATACAAGACCGCCTTGTGAAATTTCGTTTCCGTTTAGTGTGATTTTAGCGAGAATAGTGTCCGTAGTTGGATTGAAAAGCTCAATCTGGAACTCTTGCCCTTTTTGTAAGTAATAAGTCGGCATATCGCCTTTTTTGTTGTAAACTTTAAGTCTACTCTTGTTCACAGCAATGTTTGCTGTTGGCGCCTTTGGCGCCACATAGTTTAATTGTTTCATTTTAATTAACTTTTTAATTCTTGTTATTAATGTACCAATTTCTTTGTTGCCTAGACAACTCTAAAGCCTTATAAGACTCGAAACCAATACGGAGTTAACGTATATAATATAAATATAGTAAAACTAATTTTATTTGTCAAGTGTTTTTATTGAAAATCTGAACCCAATTCACACAACGTTGATTGAATCTGATGCCAATAGGTGTCAGCTTGGTCTGGCATTGAATCTCCAGACATTTTTGATTTTTTAATTTGACCACTTATTTGATTCTGTTGGTGTCTTAAATTTTCTAACGGGGTGTGGATAACTTTCATTACTTTGTGTACTGTTTGTTCATCCATTCCTTTTAAAGCACCATTGACATACATCATAGCTTCTTCATAACTATCAATAGTCATTTTATTACACAATGTTTCCATTGTTTGATTCATTTCTTGACCATCAATAAGTTGTTCTCTAAGCAATTTTTTTATAAAACTTTTCATTATTGTCCTTGTCTTAATTCTACTTGGTTTACGATATTAAATTGACAAACATTTTTAAGTGTTGTTACCTCTAAATTAGATGTTGCCAATACATCCAAGTAATAAGTGTTAGGTATAAGGCTAGCGGTATCCAATAAAAAGTAATAATAGTTGTTGGCCATTTCAATTGGTTGGAAATCTATTACAGTTAATTCAGCGTTACCTTCTTTTACGTATAATCTATACTGTAAATCATCAATGTATTGTGTTTGTTCAACGGTGTAAGGTATTCTAGCTGAAACTATTACTCTTCTAGTGTCTCCACGTTTAATATTTTCTTGATTTCTAATACCAGATATATTTACAGCTACTTTTTTAGGTAACATATCATTGGTACCGATATTGTAATATTCCATAGAATCCTTTACAACAAAATCCAATGATATGTCTGGTCTAGTAACACCGTTAATAAGAATGTCTGTCCATACATCGTTGTACATTGTTTCTATATTGTTATCTGTAGGAACAATAATATCGATACTGTAAACACCCTTGGTTACATGAGTGACATCTGAAGAGGTATAAGCGCTAAAGAAATCACCATTGTAATCATATACATTTACTGATGGTATTTGGTCCAAATTAGCTGGATTTCCAGCAAGATTTACGTAAAGGTATAGTTTGTTATTCTTATCTAAGAAAAAGTTGTTCCTATCGTCTTTAATGTGGTTTTCGTACACGGTTTCAACATATGGTTCGTAGAATGTTTGAGTATTGTTTGTAAAGAACCCAACATATTGTAATGCAGTTGTGTTAATCAACTCGTAACCTCTGGCAAAAGCGATACCAAGACCATAGTTTGTATCTCCAGTAAGGACACCGTTAACATAATCGGTAATATCCATTTCAATGTTTTCGTTACCTTTGTCAAAATGTTGTGTTGTTACAGTAATACTTGATGGTGAACCAGAATAAACACCAGTCCCACCTGACCAATTAAAACCAGTTCTTGGATTAACCCAGTTTGATGGTTGAGTTGAATACAGATAATCACCGCTGGCAAGTATTGGAACTTCATAATCATAACCAACACCATTATCCCAATCTTGATTTACTTTGAAAAGAATTAAATCAAACGATGAAGCTCTGTCTTTGGCTTCCATTGTGCCATTTAAAAGCCCAGTATCAAACGATGCTGTATTGGTTAGTCTAAGGGTATGTTTTAATTTTGAAAGGTCTGTAAATGTACCGCCAGTGTACATTTCTTTTAATTTAGTTTCATCAAAATGGAAAATAAATCTACTGTATTTTTCAATACCGTCAAAACCACCATAAAATAACTCAGCAACTGGATTTAATCCAGTGTTAACGATTGAGTTACTAACTATAGTGTTATTTTTATCGAAATATGTACGTATTACCATGGTTTTGTTTTATTTATAAATATCACAAAACTTAATAAAATTAGTTAATACGAACGTTTTTAGATAACATAGTTTGTTCTAATTGAGCAGCTTGTTTAGCGAAGGTCGAAACTGAAGTCTTAGGTGACAAGTCTGTTGCCACATTTCCATTACCGTTATGCACATGTGATAAGAACGCTTCTTTAAGTAAAATAAGATAACGCAACAAAATATCACCAAACGGTACTTGATGAGCGTTTTTTAAAATATTTTCAATTTCATCATCAGAAATAGTTACATCAGCTTTTGGTACATTGAATACTGGCGACCCACCATATGTGATAAGGTTAATCTTGTTTGAAACAATGTTTGTAACACTACCATACTTTGGTTTAGTTTGTGTTGTAGATTCTATTGGCAGTCTTACGTTGTTTCTAATTTGAATTATACCTTGAGTTTGGTTATTGAATTTTATGGCATATGGGTTTTCATTAATGTCGTTGTTGGCTTTTTCGATAAATTTTCCAGCTCTTAGTATAATTTCATTTTTTTTCTGAGTGATATCAGTATTAAAACGACCTTGAATCGATACGTCTTCTTTATTTGGGAACACACCTTTTAAATCTGGTATGTTAGCTACGTTAACTGGTGCTTGAAACGGTCCATAAGTAAACCCAGCCAAGGCTGTAGTCTTAGCATCATCATAGTCTAATTTTATAGGTGAAGAAATAAGAGGTCCAATGTAAAGTCTGTCAGCATTTTCTTTTTCTCTACTGAATACAAACACAAAAACACCTTCACCAACTTTAGGTGTTATTTGAAGATGTTTTGGTAAGATAGGAATACACCATGGCAAAGCATCAACCCCTTTAGTAGTTAGCGTTTCATCATCACCACCAGTAGTGTTTGACCCTTTAACCCAAACTTTTATTCTACCGAGACCTAACGGGTCTTCAATAGATTTAACTTCACCGTACTTTAAATAATTAAACTCGGCTTTATCATCATACATTGTGGTTATACCACGGTTTAATTTATTTGACCCTGTTATCATTTTTCCCCTTTAAGTCTTTTTAATATAATACTGTTGGCTACAGCAAATCTTTTTTCTATTTCAACCATTTTATCATAATCTTGAAGCATTTTAAGTTTAATTGCTTCATAGTCGGCTTCCATTTGTTTTATTTCAAATAGAATTTCGTTGTTTGATTTTTCTTCTAATTCTTCGTTCATATTTTATCTAATTATACCGTCACCGATGGCAAATGATGTTGTCACACCCATTGATACTACTGGAAACCCTAAGTTACCTGTTCCTACAGTAAGTACTGGTACACCTGGTGGAATTGAAACATTTACCACTGACTCTGTTAGTATTGCATTTACGATTTCTTCAATCTGGATTAACAACATGGCTTCAGATGTATTTGGACCATCACCAAATAAATTACCAACTGGAAGACCAGCTTCAGATTGTCTAGACATAATTCTAGCCGCAATTTCCTTGGCCGAAACACCAGGTCTTAATTTAGCACCAACAGTTATAAGTGGTGGTGGTAATGGTTCGACTGGTGGGTTTGGAGTTTTAAAAGCAGATAAAATTACGTTTAACACACCGCTAATAGATGAAAGATTAAAATTAGAGTCTTTGCTAGTATTGCTATCTGTAAATGTTTGTTTAATATCACTCATTATAAAAACCCTTTAATCATTCTTAAGACATCTTGAGGAATACCTATAAGGCTCAACAATTGTTGTTTTTTATTTTCAAGTCTGTCAGTTATTTTAACTAGCGCGGCTTCGCCAGCTAGTTTTGTTATTTCTTTCATAGCCATTGACATCAAAAATGTAACGACTAACGTAGTTACTTCTTTAAATAGACCAACAAATAACGCTTTATTTTGTTTTATAAAATCAACTGGTCCATTGTAATTAGCGTTTAAACCATATAGTATCTTATAATTCAATAAAAATATAACAACCACTTTAGGTGATAATATTGCATTAGAAACAGCCTTGATTAGCGATTTGACTAACTCTGTTAAAAAACCAGCTTTTATTGTTTGCTTGTCTTGAACGTTTGGGGTTTGGTCCGCTAGGTTATCCCCCATATTGTTTAAGCTTTCTTCTAAGGCATTTGCTTGGTCTGTAATGGTTTGTGACGTGTTTAGAGTCGCTGTTAAGTTTTCTAAATATTGAATTGGCATATTGGCATCAACAGTCGTTGATGTTCTAATTTTTATAATACCTTTTTTCCTATCATCAACTTGTGTTTGTATTTTTGCAATTTCTTCATTTGAAAATTCAAAATAGAAATTATCTAATTCGTTGTTAACAGCAGCATTTGTTAATTTATCTATAATCGCATTAACTTCAGCTTCTTTTTGTAATTGTTTTCTAGTTTTATTAAGTGAAAACGATATCGAACCAAAAATAGTATCGATAATTCTGTTAACAATATCTTTAGCGTTTAATATCTCAATTGAATCTACAAAATCATTGTTAAAATCTAACAAAGACTTGTCGTCATAATTTGAATTTACGTTGAATATAAAGGAATTGTTAGCGTTACCAACACTGCTAGTTTCAAACCTAACATCTAACATGTTTTGACCATTCTTGTTTTTCCATGAATGTGTTGTTGGCCCGTTTTGAATAACACCGTATAAAAATGTGTTAAAATCTCTACTGGTTGTTAAATCTGGAGTTGTAATATCGTTGTACAACAAAGGTCCAGTTACAGAATATGGGTCAACTTTAAGTAAATCAAAGAAGTCTATATTATCGACTTTAACAGCAACACCAGTACCTGTTGATTTTAAGAAACTAGGTATTGATGGGTTGGTACCACATGATAAGATACCCTTTAGTATGTTTTTGATAATTTTTTTTAACTCAACTTCTATCTTGGTTAAGTATTTAGTTAAAAATTCAACAACTTTTTTTATTAGCTCTTGTTGGCCAATCAAAGACTTTAACAAATCGGTTAAAAATAATATAGAATCACCACCATTATTTATAGATGGGTACGAAGAGTCTAAGCGGAATGTTGGCATTCCACTAGTTAGGGTTTTAGCCGCCCCTATTTCTCCAAAAACTTTTTGTTTTTTTGTCTTGATTCCAGCCATTATTCTTCTATTTCGTTGTCAATGTCTTGACCTTTTTTGAACATTTCTCTAATAGATTTAAAATCACTAAGAGACACCTTACCGTCACTTCTTTCAGCGATAGCGGCATTAGCGTCTCCTCGATTTTTAATTATATCACTTTGTAATTTAGCTATTTCAAGTTTTACTCTAATTGCAGAGTCTTTTACTTTAAGTAGATTACCTTTTTCTTTTGCTATTTTAGTCAAATCATCAACCCCGTCTGGGTTTGAACCAGTAGTAAGTTCGTTGATGGTTCTTTGAACATCGTTTATTTGTAAACAAGCATCATTATACGTTTCTTGCATAAGACCTTCTAACGATTCATTGTCGTTTACTTTAACATCGTGTTTTCTTTTTCTTGCTGGCATAGTTATTACTTTTATTATAAATATCTATAACCCTCTTTTTGTTAGTATTTCATACAAATCTTTAAATCTTTTCATAGCAATCCTTATGTCTTTGGTTGAAAGATTTGTATAATTTCTCATTGTTTCTAAAACAGAGTTTTTATTATATTTAGAACCACCGTCGAAACCTTCAAATGCGGTTTCCCAATTTTCGAGTATGTAAATCAAAGCATGGCCTACTTTTTTTTCATTCTCATTTAGTTTTTTTTTGGGTGGTAAGTTTTCATCATCCATTTCATCTTTAATATTACTAATTAAATTTAAAATGAAATCGTCCATAACAAAACTATCGTTATCAATCACGTATGTTAAATCTTGCCTTTCTTCAAAATCTGTCATCATATCCTCATATGATGCAGTTTGTTTTAAGTATTTTTCGTCTTTGATTAATAACCCTAAAATGTAGTTTTTACTTATGGTTCCAAAGTATGAATAAGCTTTTTTTCCTCTTCCAGCTTCAAATTTATGTACTTTTGTCATCAAGAAAGAAACGGTGTCACTATGAAGTTCTTCATAAGTTTCACCCTTTCTATATAACTTGTATCTCCTGATGATTGCTTCTATCATTTTATCCAATGGCGCTTTTAAGAACTCATTGAATATATTGTTCCTTTCGTTGGTGTCGTTGGATTCTAAAAATCTAATAACTGCTTCTTCTTCTTCGGGACCAAAATACATTTCGTTTTTTCTTTTGCGTCCTCGTCTAGTAGTCATTTATTAGAGTTATACTTCATACGTTATTTTTCTGTCATTAGCAAAATAATATTCCTTTTTAGCTGTTTGTAACCACCATTTAGCTTCAACTGGATTCATATTTTCTTTGTAATTCGCGAATAACGAATTAGGTCTCTGATTTACGTGTTTGTAACCAAATTTAGGTACTGTCATAACTTTAACATCTTTGAATGTAAGTCTAAGTAAGAACTCATAAATAAATGTTAACTTAATACTTGGTTTAAGTTTACCCATTTCTTCAAAAGTTGATTTTTTAATAACCATACCATCAATGTTAAAGTTTTGGTAAGTTAACAAAGCATTGTTATCTAACACCCCTAGTTCGTCTGAGAAACTGTTAGCCCATACCGCTTCATTGGTAAACCCAATAAATTGACCTTGGGTATCAACATCAATTACAATAGGCATAAACAAGTCTACGTTAGGGTGAGCGGCTCTATATTCAATTACGTTCTTAAACCAAATCTTTGCATATTCATCATCATACTCAAGCATTGAAATCCATTCAGATTTAGCAACAGACACACCATAATTAACTTGTGAACAAAAATCTGTTTCACCATCATTTTCAGCCACAGTTACAATGTCTTTTATTTCACCAAAGTCTAATTTTTTAACATGCTTTGCAGCATCAGAACCCTTAGGTACTACAATGATTAATTCATCTGGTCTTACAATTTGAAATTCAACACTTTTAATAGCATTGTCTAGAGATTTTTTTGTCACGTCATCTAATTCGTGTACAGGTAAGATTACTGATATATTACTTTTTTCCATATTTATTATACGTTTGTTGTTTCTTTTAGAGAATCTTCAAATTTCTCTAAAGTTATTTTTAATTCTGAAGTTCTATTTTCTATGATTGCATTATAAACATTAGTTGCAATTTGTTTTTGATTTTCCGCAGAATATTGACCTCTTGTTTCAGCCATACCTTCTAACAAATCAGACGGTACCGCATCTTCCAACCAAATTTTTAAATAAGTTGCAATCAATTCAGGCATGTTTAATGTGGTATTGGTCCAAACACCGTTGTTTTTAACACTAACTTCTCCGTTTGTTTCAACAGTTTCCATCCATTCTGGTAACATGTTAGGCATTTTACCAATTACTGGGGTGTTACATTCAATAGCTTCTAATGGGAATGTACCGAAACCAGCTTGGTCATCAATCCATACTGCTAAACAACATTTTTCTAGTTCAGTAGCAAATTTTTCTCTAGGTAAGCCTCTTAATTCTTTAAAAGTAACCCATTTGTAGATAGGGAATTGTAAATAGAATGATTTTGCCAATTTAGCCGCATCACCAGCGTTTCTAGTCAACACAGCAACAACTGGGATTTTAGGTTTATTTGATGATTTAAAGTAAGAAGGGATAGATACTGGGACCACGTGAGTCATAACAGAAGGAAATAATGATTTAACATAGTTTGCTTGTTTTGTTGATGTTGTGATTACATCATTAAAGCCAAAATCAAAATCCCATCTCTTACCAATTGGTAACAGTTCTAACAAGTAATCATAACTTTGTGAAAAAACAATTTTTTTACATGGAAAACCTTTAACTTGGTCCATAATGTTTGAAAAGATTTCTGGGATAATAATGAAATCAGCTGGGGTAATCAATAGTTCTTGACCCTCAATAGATGCGTGTGGTAAATTAGCGTATTCTTCACCTAACCAATCAGCAATACCTTGTCCGTTTTCATCGCCTCTCAATTTGTAATCATTTTTTTCATGTAGGATACATGCATTGTAGCCTAATTCATTTAAAATTTTCACATGTTCGTAGATATTTGCAATACCCGCTGTTGGGTTACCCTTGGTATCCAATGTGAAAAAGTACATTCTAAAGTTTTTGTTTTCTAAGTTCCCAATAACTTCTTTTAATTGGGAAATTTGTGTTTCAATTTGTTTTTTATTTTCTTCCATTTTAATTTTTATTTTATGATGCTTCCACTAGTATTCCGTAGTGTATTAATGTGTTAAAAGCTATTTTATATGAGATACTCATCTTATCCAGTGCTCTATCTGAACCCAATTCTTCATCCATTTCATCGGTTTCGTTTAAAACAATATCAATCATTTCTCTAAACAATTCATATACCGTTTGTTGAATGTACATATCGCGCTCTCTTCTTGTTGTAACCACCTCTGAAGTTATGGTTTTGTCTTTTTCGTCTTTAATTTCTTTAGTAACGGATTCAATAATTTCATTACCATTAGGATGGTCCATTCTAATAAGTTCAGTAAACTTATCAACGTCTAAATAATAGACAGAACCACCAAAATCTAACATACTATCATAATTCTTCATAGGTTGTTGTTTTTGTGTTTAAAATACTATTTCTATAGTCTTCGTTATTTATAAAGTCTAATAATGAGTCAATTTCATAATCACCCTTAATATGAGTATTGTAAGGAGTTTTGACTCTTACGGATGTTTTACCGTTAGGTTTATTTGTTAACGCAACAGGGTTTGCTGTTATTAAAAAATCAGCGTCACCCCATTCATCTTCCATGTTTTTGACGAATCTAATTTTATCGACCAAGCAGCCAGTTTTAGATAAAAAGAAAAAGGTTGATGGGATACTCTTATCAATTTCGCGACTTACTAATTCAATTTCATGTTCTTCATCATCTTTAATATCCATTAAAAAACGATTAAAATGAATCATAAGCCCATCTGACATCAAATCTGCATGACCAAAAATTTCTAGAGGTGCTTCTTTGTAAAGAAACGTGTTGAGTTTGTTGATGTCTTCAAACTCAAAATGGTCCATTAGATTAAGATTGGTCACATCGTGAATTTCCACTTCTTTATACTTCTTACCGTCTTTTTCTAATTCTGGTACAATGTATTTTTCATAAGTGTAAACGAATTGACCAATAAAATCTCGTAAAACCTCATTTATGCTAATAGCTATCTTCATGTGCCCAATTTACGGACTAAATATCTATAAGTAAAGTGAAAATGTTTATTTGCTAAAAAATTTTATAATTTTTTGAAAAAAAGATAATTTACCCTCGTTGATAATTTGAGATTTAGGTGGTGTTGGTTTGACCGTTTCAGTTTTTTTCTTGTAGTTTGGATGTTCAAACAATTTAACAAAGTATTTTGTAAGTCTGTGTCTAACAATATCTTCTTCCGCAAATTCTACTATTGATACACCTTCCTCTTGTGGCAATGATTTAATCATTTTAACAATTTCACCTAACGAACTATCTTCTTTTCGTTTTAAGTCAATTTGGTTAGTATCACCTAAGATTACAACTTTGGTGTTTTCTGAAAAACGTGTAAGAAGTGTTTTAGCGTTTCCATCGTTTACGTTTTGAAACTCATCAAAAAGTAAAATACAGTTTGGAATTGACCTACCTCTAACAGAACCGAAGACTTCCATCTTAATGTAACCAACTTCAATTAATTTTGTTGTTAATTCTTCACCAATAAGCGTATAAAAAGCGTCTAAGAAAGACATCATGATAAATTTAAGTTTATCACGCTCATCTCCTGGCAATGTACCTAAGTCTTCATCTTTTAATTGAACTATTGATTTGACTAATTTGATGTCGTGGTATTTGTCTGGGTTTGTTTTAAGCAATAAAAGAGCCTCAGCAACACTAAGAAGAGTTTTACCAGTACCAGCTGGTCCAATACAAACAGTTACATCACCATTTTTAATTGATTGGGTAAGCCTTTTTTGAGTTTCATTCTTATGTTTCAAATCAATTTTGATTTGTGAGAGCAAGTCTTGTTTTTCGTTGATTTTAGATTCAACTTTTGAGTTAACTTTTTTAGTTTTTGTGGTTCTAGTAGAACCAGATTTTGTTGCTGCTACTCTTTTGGTCATATATTTGTTTTTTAATAAATATCTTAATGTTTTATATTAGGATATGATTTTTCAAACCATTCAATTGTTTCTTTAATACCCACTTCAAAAGGCGTAAATTTAAATTCTGGTAAATAACTTTTTATTTTTGAATTATCACTAGGTTTTCTATATTGACCATCTGGTTTACTGTTGTCAAACAAAACATTACCCTTAAAATTCATTTCTTTTACAATTATGTCCACAACATTTTTTATTGATATTTCTTCCGAGGTTGATAAAATGATTGGTTCTGATTCGTTATAATTATCTAAAACCCACAAAGCTAATTCTGCAACATCTTTTGAAAATATAAATTCTCTAAGTGGTTTACCTGAACCCCAAATAACCAAATCTGTTTTATTTTCTCTAGCCAAATAACACTTATGTATTAATGATGGTATAACATGACCATTTTGTATGTTAAAATTGTCATTTGGGCCATAAATGTTTGTTGGGATTACCGAAGTATAGTTTAACCCGTATTGTTCTTTATACGCTCTTATTTGTACTTCAGCCATGCGCTTAGCATACGCGTATGCGTCATTAGAGGTGTGAGGCGCGCCTTGGTGTATTTTATTTTCTGTTAAAGGGTATTCTACGTTGTCTGGAAACACACATGTTGATAAAAACGCTACTAGTTTTTTAACACCGTGAGTTCTTGCTGATTCAATAACATTTGTATTCATCATGATATTATCATAAAAGAATTCACCCTTGTAATTCATGTTTCCACCAACACCACCAACTTTCGCAGCGCAATGAATAATTCGGTCGACAGCATGTTCTTTTTGTCTATCTTTATCGGTATAGAAACCAATAATCGAATCAACGGTTTTTTTATCTCTTAGGTCACCAACTTTTGATGTTATAGCGATGATATCACCTTTAAATTGTGAACCAACTAAACCGTTGGCGCCTGTAACTAATAATCTACCCATAATTAACTTAATTTATTTAACCAATATTCTATCATTTCATCTAACATAGTTTCGAAAGTATATTTTGGTTTCCAACCTAATACCGTTTTAGCTTTTGTAGCGTCACCTCGTAAAAAATGTAATTCTTCAGCTCTTTCGAATTTTTTATCTGTTTTTACATAATCTGTAGGATTTAATTCTAGTTTATTAAAAACATACGATACTAAATCACTAACTTTTTTTGATTCACCAGTAGCTAATACGTAATCACTTGGTTTGTCTTGTTGTAACATAAGCCACATACCTTCAACATAATCTTTAGCGTGACCCCAATCTCTCATAGCGTTTAAATTACCCAATACTAGCTCATTAGAGACCCCTAGTTTAATTTTTACAGCTTCAAGGACTACTTTGTTGGTCACGAAATTAATACCTCTCCTAGGGCTTTCATGGTTAAATAAAATCCCAGAACATATAAACATATCGTAAGCATTTCTGTAGTTATGACAAAGACTGTGAGCATAAAGTTTGCTACAACCGTATGGTGATACTGGTATCATCTTTGTTGTTTCCCTTTGAAAATAATCCTCATCACATTGATTACCATACATTTCTGAAGTCGCGGCGTGATATACCTTTGATTTAGGTGAAAATTTTCTAACAGCTTCTAGTACAGCTAAAGTTCCACCAGCATTAACATCTAAAGTGTATTTTGGTAAGTCAAAACTGATTTGTACGTGACTTTGAGCGGCCAAATGATATATTTCATCTGGTTTAATCTCATTTATAATCGATTCAACACTTATGGGGTCTGTAAGGTCCATATAGTGTAATGTTATTTTGTTTGATTCTCTTAGTTCTTCTATTCTAGTTGTTTGCGATTCTGGAACCGAATTTCTTCTAATAGTTCCATGGACAATATATCCCTTTTCAATTAAAAATTCCGCGATATAAGAAGCGTCTTGTCCGTTTGCTCCAAGTATTAAGGCTGTTTTATTCATATTTAATAATTTTGTTACAATTTAATTTATAATTGGGTCCGACACATATTGGGTCCCAATCGTATTTAAGTGATTTCCATTCTGGTAGAACAAACATATCTCCATGCCAAAACCTAGGTCGGTCATTATAGTAGATATTTTTTGCTTTACTTAAAAACCCAATCCACCAGCTAAAACTACCTTCACTTAATACCAAATTATTAAAATTTTTGGCAAAATCAATAGTTTCTAAAGGTGAGTTATTGTATATAGTTAAATTAAATTTGTTTGCTAGTTCTAAAACGTTTGGATGATTGGGTGTATCTGAAGTTATAAAACCACCTTTTGGGGATATTTTGTTTAACGCATCCGTATAATATTCAATAGGTAACATTTGTCTCTCACCATTTATATCCCCTATTCTATATGCAACAAATACTGAATCGCTTGGTTGATTAATATAGTTTAATGTAAATAAAGATTTTATATCATGGCGATATTTCAAAATAAAATCTTTTAACTGATAATACCCAACAAATTTATAGTGAGCTGTCTCTATTTTGTCTGACTCTAAATATGTAACCAAATTATTATCGTCTATTTCGATAATTTTATCGTTATGTTCGTAACCATTTATGACTGGTAGGTTAAAACAGTTTTCAACAATATTTGAGCTAATGTTCAACCCAAATTTTTTTGCAAAAATATATGCAGACACGTATTGAAATAGGTTATTACCTAATCTACCACTATAGTTTATTGAAACCATTATCTTTTTGAAATTACAATATTATCTGGACCTTTAATGTTTTTGTTTTTTGCAACAATCAAACCATCATATGAATAACTTTCGTCTAAATTTGCAGAACATAATATATCAAAACCGTTTTTAATTAAAAATTCGATACAATTAGCATGTAGAGAATTCTCGTGTGTTGATATGAAAAAATAATCAATTCTATCGATAACCTTTGAACAACCCAACAACATTTCAAATTCATAGCCTTGAATGTCGGAATGACAAATCGCAACTCTATCTAAATTTTCTAATTCAAAAATTTTATTAACCGTTATAGTCGATTCATTGTCATATGAGCTTACAAATTTATTGTAAAACGTTCCAGTCATATTATTTAAGTTAAAATTATGTTCACCAAATAACATATTGTTATAATCTGGTTCTACCAATATGTTTTTACCTTTAACTTCTTTATTAAACCACATAGAATAAAAACCCCAATAAGAACCCAATTCAATCATAACACTACCTTTTTTTATGAACGGTAAAATGTCATTAAAAGCTTTTTCTTCTTGCGGTTCATGAACACCTTCATTCTCCATCAATAAACGCAACATACTATAACCATAGTAACTATTTTTATGTATTTTAATTCCGTTATGTAAATAAAGAAAATCGTCTATTATTTTACCAGCAAACTCATGTTTTGGTATCAAAAGGTTATCACTACTAGCTTTAACTAATTCTATTCTATTTAACCAATCTGTGCTACCAGAAGTACCATCAACATATTCTGGACTTCCTTTAATAGCTTTTAATTCAATGTTACTTTTTAATATAACTTCTTCTAAGGTCATTTTGTTATTATTATGTTTGTGTTATTATCATGTAAAACGTTTGTTAAACCAAATTGTTTACAATAGTTTAGTATTTTGTTTTTTATTTCAGAGTCATTATTATATTCTATGATTAATATCTCACAACCAAACTCATTTAAGTCAATTTGACTTAAAATTTGGAAATCGTACCCTTCGATGTCTATTGAAATTATTTCATATTTTTTATATAGTAATTTTTCTTTTATCTTATCAAAAACGTAACAATCAATTTCAAAACTATCAAAACCATTACCAGAGTTTGAAGAACCTAAATAGCTTTCCTTAGAGATAGTTGACAATAAATCTGAATCATTTTTATTCAAATGCGTTATATTATGATAAAATGTAAATTTTTCATTGACATCGGATAGACAAACATTTAAACATTGAACCTTATCATTGTTTTTATGTAACTCTATTGATTTTTGAAATGGTATTGGTGCAGCCTCGATTAGTGTCGCGCCACATCCGTTTTCAATAAAATGTAATGAATTACTTAATATTTTTCCATCGTTAGCACCAATGTCTAACACATTTCCAGTATATTTGTGTTTTATGTATTCTGAGACAACTTTGTCTTCGCCGTATTGTGAGTAATAATTCATCGTAAATTAGATTTATAATTAGTTTCAGAACCTTGTATTATTATTGGTGGTTCACAACAACCAAAATTTAGATTTAAAGGTTCTTTTATTATGTTTAAATGGTTGTCAATATTTGTTGAAATTGGTTTTGAATATTCTAAAACATTTTTAAGTTTTTTATTGTTAACTAAATAACCACTAACACATTTGCTAAAGTTAAATGGTTGTATGTGTTTTTTGTTTTGTTTTTCAACTACAATACCACAACATGTTGATAAGAAAATGAAATCAAAAGACTCTAAATCTTCTTGTAAAATTTCATTTATAATTAAATTAAAATTTTCATTTATAATCGCATCATCTTCTAAAATTAAACATAGATTATAATCATTTAATACTATATCTTTATAAATTTCTAAATGTGATAATGAAACGCTTAATTCATTTATTGGTAAAGGTCTAGATAAAACGTTTGTATTATAAAGATAAACCTCGTCTATCATGTCTTTAATTTTATTATCAGTCTCTTCATTTGAGATTATGTACTCAAAATTTTCACTAATTTTAGGTAAAACATTATCCAAATAATTTTTACGTTCAATTAAAGGTTCGTAATGTACTATATATGTTTTATCTATTTTCATAACGATTAAAATTTAAAACGTCTTTATCAAAATTACCCCATATTTTTTTATAAACATCTACAGAAAAATATGAAACGTCTAATTCTGACCAATCATTTAATACAACTAAAGGTAAATTTTTGTAAAAGTCAATATTAATTGATTTGGTGACTATAGGTATGGCACCAAGATATAAGGCTTCCCATGTTTTATGACAATCAACACCATTTCCGTTAGGTGAAACAACAAAATAACTTTTAGCTACCTCTTCTAAGTATTGCTTAAAAGGTAATTTATCAGCCATAAAAAGACCTTTTTTATTTAATTCAGAAATACAATAATTTCTCTCTTTTCTGTTTGTATTTACATCAAAATTAACATAAATTAACTTTTCTTTTACTATGGGTTTATTTAAAACCTCATTAAAAACATTTTCATCACCGTGAGGCCAAATTTCATTAGCGATACCAATAGGTATTGATGTTAATTTATGATGAGTTGTCATAATGTTTTGTCCAAACCATTTAATTAGATTTGGGTCATCCATATAACGTAAATAACTATCATCTACTGGGATATCACCATTATGTGTTACCAAAATATATGGTCTACTTTGTTTTTGACTAAAAAAATTATGGACATAATCAATTTTAACAAAAATTCTTAGTATTTCATCATTACTTGGTTCGCTATGTCTAACAAAACCATATTCATCTAAGGAATAATGACATTGTTTTTTAAATTTATTACCAGTTATCAATATCATTCGTACAATAAATTAATTAAACTATCAATTTCTGATTTATATTGTTTATAAGGCCTTAATAAATGTGAATCAATATAATGACCATTTTTAACTGAATTAGCATCATAACGCCATATAGCTCTATCTACTCGATTATTAGCAAATACAATAAAACCTCTATTCATTAACATAATCTTATCTTTATTTGGATAAGCATTTACCATATCATACAAATATCGTTGGTCTGATGTCCAACCGAAACCTAATTTTTGTATTTTATTTACAAAGTCGTCCCATTTTTCATCAATTTTTAAAACATCTTTAAATGTTTCTGGTTTTGCGATATTATAACACATTTGATATTCTAAATTTCTAAGACATTCTGGATTATCGGAAGTCATAACATAAAAATTATTGTCATTAAATGGTTTGATATTATCAATAAAATATTGTTTAGACAATGGCACCATGTCAATATCAGATGTGATACAAATATCGTCTAATAAAGTTGGTAAATAAAACCTGACAATTTGTGATTGAAGACCTTCGTCTATACCCTCTATAGTTTTAAATTTTTTAACTAACCCATATTCGTCCGCAATAAAATCTGAATCTTCATCGCAAATTAACCCTAAAACAGGTGTTATATCAAAAATTTCTTTCCAAGTTTTTGATATTATAGTCCAAAAGTCATAGTAAAGTGGGTTTCTAGTTGAACCCATGATTGCATATTTAATTTTCATATTAATTTCTATTTCTGTGGTGGTTTAAAATTTGTGATGTTATCATACGTCCTATACCATATTGTGATATGTCTGGAATGTTTTTAATGTTATATTTTCTACCTAGTAAACTTAATATACTTTGGTCATGTCTGTGGTCTACAAATTCAACGTAATTATCTAACCCACATTCATTAGGTGAATCGGTGATTATACGATAATCTTTAGCATAGGTTAACCATTCGTTTATGAAATTAAGAACAAAATCATTTTTTCTCATCAATATATAACTGGCTAATAATTGATTTTGATTTAAATACTCTTCCTTGTCTAAACCCATAAGTACAAAACAATCTCGTTTTGTCCAGCGTTTATTCGGGTGAATATCTTCTAATTCAAACAATAATAATTTTTCTTCTGTTGTATCCATAATGTCGACAATCTCATCAATATTTTTAATAAATGAAATACCAGAATCAGAATACATTAAAATATCATTATCATCTATCATTTCTAGAGCTTTTTTAATTACAAATGGTTTCCACATCCAATACCCAGCTCCCCTAGTTTGTGACATAATGTTTTTATTTTCTAATAGAAATTCTTCACCTAAATCTTGTAAATTAAAAGAAAAAACGTTATCAAACTCACCAACACTTAAAGCGGAATTTGAATTTTCTTTTTGTGCATTATGGTGTGATTTATCAGAATAATTAACTAAATGTTTTTTCATATTTTTAATTCTATTTTTATGTATTTTATCTTTTTGACGCTGAACCAATATAATGTTATGGTAAAATTTGTTTTAGTTTATTATAAATAAAGTCGTCAGCTATTAAATATTTTTTAGCTAATTCAAAATTGGTTTTAATCGAATCCATTTTAGAGTTGTAATAATTTTCGTCTAGTTGGTTAATAACTGAATTTAAATCATTTATATCATTTATTATAACCATACCATTTAAATCAAAAAATTCACCAATAGATGGACACCCCCAATAAATAGGTATCGTTCCTGTTATAAAGGAATCTATCAGTTTTTCACTAAAATAATAATCTTTTTTACAATTTTCAATGACAATTGAAAAACGATAATCTTTTAAAGCGCTTATTTTTTTTTCAATAGGATTATTAAAACCATATTTATCTATGTTTGTTATACTATTAAATATTAAGTGTCTAAACAAATGGCCAGAAGTGCTTTTTTTAGCTGATAAAATCATAGATATGTTTTTAGATTTATCGTGTATTTGTCTGTCTTCAACATCAATCCAACAACCACCATACGGTACCAACACAAATTTTTCAGATATTGATAACAATGATTTATCGAAAGTAAAAATTAAATCAAACTTGTGATAATTATCCTTAATAAAATTATACGCAAATGAAGTTATTTCTGGTGACTCTAACAACCATGCAAACTTTTTTTTATTAGTAAAATTATCCACAAATTTTAATGAAAAATCTGTAAATATTAAATACTCTTCATCGTATTTTCTAACCCAATCAAAATATTCTGGTTCATTATACCAGCTGCTAGATTTTGCATGTGAAAACATTGAATCGTGTATGTATAATTTATCTCTTGACATAAAACGCATCACCCCAAGTTCCACCATCCCAAGTGGTTTCAACTCTTTCAAACCCATAGTTATTTAAAAAAGAATCAAGTTCTTCAATTCTAGCACAACCTTTGTATAGTTCAGCTCTGTTAACTTCAGTCATAATGTAATCAATATGTTTAAGGTATTCGGAACCACCTTTAAACACTTCCAATTCATATCCTTGAACATCGATGTTTATAAAGTTAAATTTTTCTTTATCACTAATGAAATTATCTAATTTTGTGATTTTAACAGTTTCTTTACCGTTAAAGTGAATGTTAGGGTGTTGAACTAAGTGATACTCTGGCTGTAGAATCGAACTTGATTGACCATTATTTATTGTTTCGGTGAACATCTCAATTTCACCTTCAGTGTTACCTAAAGCCAAATTAAGTAATACAGCTTTATCTCCAACATTTTCTTTTAATTTGTTAAATGTTGATTGTACGGGTTCAAAAAACATAATGTTTTGAACACCTAATTTTTCGTAAGTATTATATTCTTGACCAACGTGTGCACCTATGTGTAGAACACCTTTGATTTTTAAATCATACTTTTTGGTTAAATTTTCTAAGTTTAATAACATAATTAATTAGTTTTAAAAATATATTTTATTTCTTTATGTGGGCCATTTACACCAGAAAAATCCAACATTTTTAAATCTATTGTTTCTCCTGATATAAATTTATCATTTAATTCTTTTTCATGCACACCAAACTCTAATGCATGTCTGTTGTTAAAAGTGTTGTTTACCAAATTAACTGGTATACTTACCAATTTAGATTCTATAAAACACTTAGTCATTTTAGGTATTAAATTTGAACCCATAAATTTTTGTAGGTTCGCTTCTAAAGTATTTGGGTTGTGAAAATTTATTTCTACAAGTAACTCTTTTATTAGTTTTGTGTTAAAAATATGACCATCAGTTGATAAAGGGTATCTAAAATCACCAATCTGTTGTTTTGTGTAATCAAAAATTATATACTCACCTTCTACTTCATGTTCACCTAAAACGTAGTTTATATTGGCTGGATGAGAATACACACAATTTAATCCAAGTCTCAAAGAAAATATGAAGTTATTTTCAATAACTGGTTTTATAATATCAACTTTTCTAGCCATTATTTTTCTAAAAATAACAGCATCATCAACCATAAATGTTGTTGCTTCTATATTATCATCAATTAATTTAATCGTTTGGTTTTTAAAATTGTTTTCATTAACAAACAAAATGCTAGAGTATTTCTCAAACAATTTTTGATAACCAGATAAATATTCTTCGTTATCACATTTATATAAAACAGATATTTTATCAAACAACATTGGCGCATTTTCTTTGATGGAATCTAACAATAAATTTAATTGGCAAGCTCTGTTTTTTGAAAATATAATAACTTGATTTTTATAATTTTCCATTAATCTCTAAAATAGTTTGAATAGTCTACGTTACGATTTTGTATATCGCTAAAACCAGCAATTTGTTTTGCCATATTTGGGTAAAAACCATACGCATTAAATGTGTTATGTAATTCAGCGTAATACGCGTCAACTTGTTTTTTCATTTTAGGTAAAACCACTTCAATAACATCAAACATTGAACTGTTGATAGCTACACAATGTAGAGCGACAGTATAGTTTAGTTTTAGTATTTTATCATTTAAAAGTTGTGGTGGCTGGCCATATACATGGTTACCACCAAAATAAATAAAATCCCAATCTGATGGAACTAAATTCATATATTCGTCTAATTTAGCAATTTCTGGTGTAAAATAAACATCATCTTCTAATATTAAAACGTTTTTCACGCCATCTTTTTTACATTCTTTTATAATTTCTAAATGACTCATAAGAACACCCGTTTCGCCAGCTAAAAGTGACGGGTTATCAACTGAAATTGTTGTACCATCAATAGCAGAAAATCTCTGAATATTATTTATAAAATATTTAGAGATTTCATTGTTAAAATTTTCGTACCTATCTGGTCTTTTGTCCAAATTAATCACATAGACTCTATCAAAAAATTTTTTTAAGTCTATCATTTTTTAGCCGCTTTTTGTTTGTATTTGTTATCTAATTCTTCGACTTTATGTTCGTCTAAAATATCCTTACCGTTGATTACCATTTTGGCTTTGAATTTTATAACGTAAAAACCATTAAACTCAATGATTTTATCAAACTCAATGTTTTCATAACGATACAATAAAAAATCTTCAGAACCTATAGTTTTGTATGTTAAAAACTCTACAGCATCAAAATCCGTAAAAGTTTCTTTTTTACCGTTCATCACTTTTTTGATTGAAGATAAAAACAGTTTGCTATTTTTATTGTATTCATCTGGATATATACTCACATAAAACTCTAAAAGTCTTTCATCTTTTTTAATTTTTCTAACATTTAACTTTTTAGTAAAATTCTCTATTAGGAAATTTGAAAAATCAGGTCTTTCAATTTTTATAGGTCTATCTCCTTTTTCAGTTATGCTTAATTCGTTAGCGCCTATTGTAGCATGACCAACACTGATTAAATTACCATTGTCATCATAGTTTTCCAATACACTATCTAGAATTGATAAGTGTTCATTGCCAAGCATATCTGTTGTGTTTAAAGCAATTTCTGAGTTGTCTAAAACCATTTCTAATTTATAGTCATCATGTTCATCTACTTTAATTTTTTTAAGACCAGCCTTAACATTTTTCTTAGTTGTTTTAACAATTGGCATATTGTCTTCATCATATCCAATTATAGTTGATTTTACTCCACCAGTCGCTTTAAGAATTTTGTAAGTTCTCCATTTTAAATTTAAAACTTCTTGGGTTATTTCACCGTTTACTAAAGAATCAGCTAGCTGACCTTGCGTATGTCTTTGTACTTTTGAAACATCACTTTCTAGCGTTTCACCGCTTTGACCAAAAGCATTTTTTTCAACATTAGCTGTTGAAATCATAAATCTGGCGATTTGCCTTTTTATCCAATTCGTAACCATATTACAAAATTTTTATATATTCATCAATTATTTGTGTCGCTACATTAGAACTTTTAAATTTGTCCAAATCAGCAGGGATATCATGTAGTTTTTTACCTAAAATATTACCTGTTTCATCAACATCGTAAATCCAACCTTTTTTGCCACACATCCAACCTTCTATAGTTGTTCTACCTAACAATATTCCAGCTGTTTCATCACATTGATGAATGTATTTCTCAACATTTGCGGTTGGTTCGAAATATTTCACATGTTCTTGGTTGTTTATTAACGCGTCTAAATAAGTATCGTTTTTCTTACCAACAACCCATAACTCTTCATTATTTTCTTTTGTTTTGTTGATTAAATCTTCAATAGTTTTTTGTCTAAGATAATCAATAGTCCCAACAAATAATATTCTTTTCTTAGACCTAGATTCATTTGTTTTAACTGGTTTAAATTTAGTATCATCTATTGGATTGTAAATAACACTAACATTGTTTTCATCAATACCAAATTTATCAACAATATGTTTTTTTATTTCTGGTCTTATAGCGATATAATTCTTAATCTGTGGTGATAAAACTGGTTCTTCTAAGGATATTACTTCGGAGTGTATTGAACATATCACTGGTGTTTCTGGATAAAATCTTAGTAAATGTTCAGTTACTGGTTTGTGGTTTAAATGTATTATGTCAAAATTTATATCTTGAATTTTATACAAAGTGTTTGGGGATGATGGTGTATTACCATTAGGTGTGTTTAACATCCATTTACCATCGCCTAATTTATAACCTGGTGGTTCTTGTATGTTGTACATTTTGATACCCAATTTATGTGACAAACTTAAAAGTGGTTCACCAATATGTGAACAAATCGAAACATCATGGCCTAGTTTTTTTAATTGCTTAGCCAATTCAAAAACATATAGTTCTGAACCAGTGAAATTAGTATAACTTAAACAACCTATTAGTATTTTAAGTTTTTGGTTTTTTCTAAGCGTTCTTTTAACGTTTGCTGGTAAATTATCTTTAAAGGTTTCAGAAAAATTGATTCTATTGGTTTCCCATGCTTCATTAGTCATCCCTATTGATTGGTGGTTGACTCTAACGACAGTGGTAACACCAACTTTAACTCCTTTTAAAAAGTTTTCAAAAGAAAACGTTACATCATAAAAGTGAAACCCTTCAACAGTTTCGTTAAATGTGTTTTTAATTCTGTTTTTATGAGCAGCAAACCAAACACCGTCCACAACCACAACTTCTTCTAAATCTTGTCCTAGGTCATCACTGTAGGTTGATAACCACGTCTTACCCTCGTGCGTGTGCGCGACTCTACCATACATCTTAGACCTGTTTTCCCACCATTGCCCTGATACTGGCATGTTTTTACTTCCAGCCACGCCAATAATACCATATTCTGGGTTCTTGTCAAATAATTTAACTAATTTGTTACCCCATTGTTTGGTTTCTATGGTTAAGTCATCATGACAGAATACAACTATATCGTATTTCGCTTGTTTTAAGCCACGATTATACGCGTGGGTTAATGATTCACCATTGTTTATGATTTCGATTACCTCAACGTGTTTATGCAAGCCAGATGACTTAATTAAGTGTTCTTTGTGTTGTGGATTTGTTTGTCTTGTACAATATACTATACTTACCATGTATTATTTTTTAAAACGATTATAAGCGTTGTCGCTTATTTTAATTATATCAGCTTTACCAATAAATTGACCAAGTGATTTAGCGTTGGAGTAGCTCATAGCTGAACGTAAATAATCTTCAAAGTTGCTAACCCATTGTTTTAAGGTGTATTCAGCTTTTCTAAATCTAACAACACCTTCAGAAGTTGTTAATTTAGTTTTACCCCATTTTTTTTGAACTTCTTTAGTGCTCATCCCTCTGAATTTTTTATATACAGGTATTTTACGAGCGTATAACCAATCAGCAATTTCTTGCGGTATCCATATTTTTTTAAACAAATAGTTTTCACCACAAGAATCAATAGCCTTGTTAAATAAACTACCAACCATTACAAAATCAGCACCCAGAGCCAATGCTTTGATAACATCAGAATAATTCTGCATACCACCATCAGCAACAATATATGCTGCATTGTCATATGTTTTTGAGATATCGTAACATTCTTTAATCAAAGAAGCCATTGGATAACCAACACCAGTGTGCACAGTAGTGCTACATCCACCTCCGTTGCCTATACCAACTCTAACAAAGTCGGCACCCGCCAAAGATAATTCTTCGTATGTTTTTGGGTTAGCTACGTTACCAACCATAAGGATTAAGTTAGGGTGTTTTTCTTTAACTTTTTTTACTGTATCGATTAACATTGTCATATGACCGTTAGCTATATCAATTAGATAAAAACCATTGTCTTTAAGATGACCAGTTAAAAACATATCATTAAATTCAGTCAACGAATAAGAAGAAAAACCAGTTGTGTTTTCAACACCTCTTGGTGAGCAAGTAATAACTTTTAATTCATCAAACTTAGCCTCATTTGTTTCATCTATTACAGTATCCATTGGTGCTGTAATAAGAGGTAAATACCCATTAACAAATGGGTTGATTTCTTTTCTACTATTAATTTTGGATTTAATAGCAGGTCTGATTAGAATGTCGTTAAAATCAAATTTTGTTGCCATATTAATTTTTACCAGTTGAACCAAAACCACCAGAACCTCTTTCTGTGTCCTCGTTTATTTCACTAACTTTATTAAGATTAATAACTCTTTTACCAATTACAGATGCAATAACAGCTTGCGCTATTCTGTCGCCATGATTGATTTCGAATAATTCATCACCTAAATTAATTAGGATAACTTTTAATTCACCACGATAGTCGGCATCGATTGTTCCTGGTGTGTTCAAAACCGTCACACCATTCTTAGCTGCCAACCCACTTCTAGGTCTTACTTGAATTTCTAGACCCTCTGGTAATTCAAAATACAACCCAGTTGGAACGATAACTCTTTTACCGACTGGTACAACTAGCATTTGAGATAAATTAGCTCTCAAATCAAAACCTGATGACCCAGATGTTGCATATTCTGGGTCAGGGTTATTGGATTCGTTTTTAAAGTTGATTTTCATTTTATAAAAATCATCGTTTGGTGCTATGTTAGCAATGTTTGCACCAGAGAACTCTTTGTTGAAGTCATCTTCAGTGTAAGGGTCGTTTGGGTCAACCATCTTGAGAACCTTTTCTCTCATTTTTTCAATATCGTACATACTATTCAGCTTTTTCGTGTTTAATCGCAAAGATGTTAGACATTTTTAACAACTCACCAAGAGTTGAATTGTGATATTGAGCCATTTGGTCATCAGTTTTATCAAACATCATGATAGCTGAATACTCTTCTTCAGTAAATTTAATTCCGTGTGACATGGCGTAATAAAGACTTCTCTCGCTTACACGCATAGAAACCAAATCGTTGTTAAATTCATACATTTTACCTTGATTTTTTCTATGCCATTCAGATTCACATGGAACATATAAGTTTGCTTTACCAATTTGGTGTAATAAACAAACTTTAAGCAAAGATGCTTGACCTACTTGTTTATCTTCAGGTAATGCATTATTAAAACGGACAGCGTAGAACGCAACTCTAAGTAAATGGTCAATTAAACCACCCTCAAAAGCGTTATGTAAGCTGTCCATTGTAGATGCGGGAGCCTTGATAAAAGACTCACCTAAAAAAGACATGAGTTCATTGTTCATAAACTCATATTTGTTAGCTGTTTCAAAATATTTTTTAGTATTTGAAACAATTTTTTCTTGTGTTAAAGACATTGATTTTTATATTAAATAATTGTTATTCTTTTTACAAATATACACATAAAAAACCAAAAAATCAATGTTTTTATAAATTAATTTTACTTACAAATTCACTGTATATGGTACCACCTGTAATTGGTGGTGTAGGTAAATTTAACTCAGGGTCTTCTTCTAACCTATCCTTTTCAATTTTTTTATTAAAAGAGGCTTTTAAATCTTCAATTTCTTTTTTGTAATTATCTTCTTGAATTTTTAACGCTTTTTTGATGATAGCCTCATCATGGTTTTTAGTTTCAAGTTTATCCATAATAGATTTTGCTTTGGTAGCATCAAAAATTTCAAATTTTTGAGTTTTAGGTTGATTTTCCTCGGCAATTAAAACCTTTGGTTTGTTTTCATCAACTTTTACGTTGTCTTCTTTTAACATTTCAATCATGAAATCAAAAAGCATTTTTACGTCGTCTTTTCTAGCCATAATTCTGGTTTTTTAGTTTTTGTTAGTTGTAAATATAAGTCTTTTCTTTGTCCAGTAACACTTTCCATTGAATACAAGTCTTTTACCGTGTTGTGTAAGTTTTCTTGCAACACTTTAATTATTTCTGGATTTTGAATTAATTTCTTAAGAGCAGTATACCAATCCTTATGGTTCTTTCTACTTTCAATTAAAATGCCGTTAGCGGTTTCATCAAAACCACCACCAAATTTAATCGCATTTTTTAGGTCTATTTTGTAAGGTCCAAAATCTTGGGCGATAATTGCTTTGTGGTGAAAACCAGCTTCAATTACTTTTAATTGACTCTTAACTTTGTTGAAAATATTTTCCTCTAACGGCGCTAATGAAATGTCAAATAAATTGTAGTTTGAAGCATAAGTTGAAATTGGTTTAGTCCAAACTCTTCTGTAAGGTTCGTTAGCCACATTTGGATATTCATCTGTTGTAAATTTCATTAGGAAATTTTTATATTCAGGGCTAATGATAGTATAGTTGTCAGTAAAAATCTTTTCATATCGATACCAAACACTTTCCATTGGAGTGATATTCCTAACTCTTTGTTCACCTGTTCTAGAGTCAATATCAGTGTGGGTACCTCTAGTATCAAAACCACATAAAACAAATTGTATTTTGTCTATAAGACCATCACCTTTTAATTTTGAAACAACACCATTTAAAATTTCCAAGTCTTTTAAGTGAGAAGAACCACCAAGCCAACCGATTCTAATTCTATCTGATTTTTCTGGATTAGGCGTGAATTGTTTTTCTTTTGGGTCAACAGCATTTGGAAGTACAAATACGTTTTTATTGTATTTTCTAATTTCCTCTGCAAACAAAGGAGTTGTGGTTGTAACATTTCTAGCTATTCTAATGTTATCTAAGATTTTTTTGTCTAAACCAGAAGCCTTGATAATGTGGTAAGCTGGATGGTGTGGACCTGGAGCCCAATAATCATCTAAATCCATAATACTAACAATACCTAAATTATCTAGTCTGTTTAATAATTCTGGCATACCCTCAAAAGAACCTAACGTTCTATGATAATGAATAATGTCATATTGTTTTAACCACTCATCATTATCTAGTTGTGGTTCATAATCGATATCCACGTTAAATTCTTCAGAATACATGTTCTCTAATGCGATGTGTGGATTGGTTGAGCGGAAGTACCCTACACCCGTTCTATCTGAGGGTACTACTAAAACTTTTATTTTTTTCATGAAAAATGTTTTAAAACTTTTTATTGATTTTTAAATATATTGAAAATAAATTTAATAGTAAATAACAAAGGGGCTTTTTAGCCCCTTTTTTTAATTTTTTCTTTTTGTTTGTATTTTACCTTCTTTTATCAGAGTATTAATAGTCTTCTTGATTGTTTCTTCAGTTACTGTTTTATCGTAAACTTGTTTAAAGAACCTATTGATTGATTCGTCAATCATATTTTGTAAATCTTTTCTGCTTATTGTAATCATATCAGACCCAGAACTTTCAGAAAGCATTTGTTTTTGTCTACCTTCGTTAGGTTTTCTTATTGTAGCACCAGTTAATTTAGCAATTGCTTCAGCGCTAACCTTTGATGGTGGTCCACTAAGTCTAGGGATTGGTTTGTTTAACATGGCTTCTTTTACAGCTGGAGGTAAATTTGAAGACATTACTTGTTCTGGCGTATAATTATGATTTGGGATAACACCATTGGTAGCTGGTTGATAATTCTCATACATGGGTTCTCTTTCATCAGCTTCGCTATAAACTGGTGAATTGTCAAACATAGATTGATTATATGATTCTCTAGGGTCAAAGTCTTTACTTCTACTAGCTTTTTTTTCTGGTTCTCTAGATTCAACCACATTCATTACTTGTCTAGCCTTACCTAATATGCCGCTTAGCGCGCTTACATCTACTGGTCTTGGGTCCATATTATTATTTGTTTAATTCTAAATTATTTTCTTCATCTTCTTCTGGTTCAACTTCTGGTTCAACTGGTTTTGGTTGAATACGTCTCATCGGTCTAACTGGTTGTCTAGCTG